CTACTGCACCACCCCACTTAAAATTTCCAGCCGTCGTGCTGCGGTAATCAAGCTTTGCTCTTCCAAATACATCAGCGCAAATCGGGTTGATTGCAGATTCAAATCCACATGAGTTAAACGCGGGTCTTCGATGATCTCGTAAAAGTCAGCGATTAGTGGATGGTCTGCGCGGGCTGCTTTGATCGCCACGCGCTCTGCGGCGGTAAATAACAGCTTAAATTCGATCGGCGTCACAAGTGGGGATGCGCTGAGCACAGGCGCTGGTGCCACAAACTGGCCCGCTGCATACGTGTAGCCAGTGACGTCATGATCGGTATCGACAATCAACACTTCTTTATTATCAAAACCGGCGTAATTCATCTCTGCGGTATGCACGATGCCGTTGGCCAGCGTGGCGCTTGCGCTGCAGCCGATGACTAAGATATCTAATACGATGGCTTTCATTGCGGCGTCCTCAGTATTTATCACGGAAAATAAAGCTATTGCCGTCGCCTAATAGAATCGACGCCGGGCCAGGCAGAGAAAAAATCGTATTGATTGTGGTAGTGCTGCTCCCACCCACCAGCGGGTAGTCGTAATAAACATTGCCCAGCAGCTTTTTCTCAGCAAAATCTGAGAGGCTGTGGCCTGATAGTTTGGGTGTAGGGGTCGGAAACAGCACGGGGCCAAGGGCGATCACGCCACCTGTTGCTGTAAACGTCTTTACGCCGGGCGTTGAGCTGTTATCAGAGAGAAGCAGCGTGCCATCGGGCAGCTTAGTGATATTGCTTGCTGATGCCGTGGGGTTTACCGCATCACTCACCGTGACGGTAGTACCCGATACGCTAACGTGTCGCAGCTTGGCTTGAGCCAGTGCAAAGCTGCTGCTGGTCAGACGAATCAAACGTGTTGCAGAGTGATAATTCTCTGGGTATGGGACGTAAGGCGGCGGTACCGGCAGGCTGCTGGTGTTTTCTGCAACGGAAACAACAAAACCCAAAGCCACAGCTACATCGGTTACGGTTGCCACTGCTACTTTATAAGACGTAGGCGCGGTCGTGTCGTAGCCCCACACCAGCGCCGTATTCGCGGTAACTCCACCGCAAAGCACCTGACTAGTGCATCCCGCCAGCGCGGTGATTGTCGCGCTCATACGGACCGTTGCACCATTTATTGCCAGCGCCCATACCCCCTGATCACTCCCTAAGATTGCCGATGTTGCGCTTAAGATGACCAGCCTTTGCTGATCAGAGCCTGAGACATACGACGCCTGCACTGCGGCATTCACCGTGATCGTACTGCCAGAAACAGAGATTGTGCGGGCCTTCACCGCATTACTCACCGAGCCTGTAATCAAGAATGTAGAGCCAGACAATAGGCCAGCGGCGCGATAATATTCTGCGCCAACCACGCCCACCGTAGCGATCGTGCCTATGGTGATCGTCAGCCCGGTGAGCGTTACCACTACCGAATGAATAGAGCCAATAAATAAAAACCGTGTGGCATCCAGCGGAAACAAACCCACGATCAGCTGTGGCCTGGCGTTGGCTTCATCCTGTATTTGCGACACTTTTAGCGCAGTGCCCAGCATTTTGGTATCTGTCGCATAGGCCTGCATCAGCATCCCATCCGAAACCATGGTCAGCAGCACCGAAACATTGCCCATTACGATTGCCCCGCAAGCGGCCCCTTTGCCGCTGTCCGCTGCCACATAGCCCAAATACGAACGGCGGCCATAGCTGGCCCCTGTCCAAATACCCTGTGGAATCGAACTATTTACAATGCGGCAGTAATTCAGCGGTGCCTGGTTGAGCGTTAGCGGGAAATTAACCTGTACGCCGTCAACAGACTCAACAGTCGGCGTGCCGCCTATTTGTGCAATCGCCAGTACTAGCTTATTGGGTGTAGCCGTGCGTGAATCCAGCGTGATTTTATTGAGGCCCAGCATGCTATAAATCCGCAGCCCGCCCTCAGCAGGCAGATGCGGGGTGGCATCGCCAGTGAGCCACATGTCCGTTGCCTCAATCACTTCAGACTTTTGGCGATAGCGCTGATCGCCCTCTGGCTGCGTTAAATACTGCGAGTGAGGATCTGGCTTTAGCTCATGCGCATTGATCGCATTGATGAGCGATTGCGCCGTGACCAGGGCCACGCTAGGGTCGATCGTCAGCTGCACCACTGATGCATTGCCAAGCTGAATAATCATCCGCAGCAGCATATCCCGCGCTGAGCCTTGCGCAAGCAGCGGCTTATACGTGTCTGGAAAATTGCCTATGGCCAAAAGCTTATTACCTGCGCCATTGCCACCAATCAACCCCACTTCACGGATTGTCCAGCCGCCCACAGTCGTCGGCACCACCGCTTCAATCACTAACCAATTTGGGTTTTCAGCGTCGGGCGTGACAGAGGTAATCGCTACGCGATGCACTTCATGCGTTAGCGCCGTCATAGATTCAACCGGCGTGATCGCTGCGCCATTGCCATCGCCTAGAGCCAGATGTGTAAATGGCACCAGAGTGCCCGTTGCTTGCGCTGAAATCATTTCCGCTGCGCCCAGCGCGGTCAGTAGCGTGTTGTAGCTCATGACATCCTCGGATAAATAGTTAAAACATCAGAAACATGCATGCCAATGCCAATACAGCGCATCGCGGTGGCGGTTGGGAATTCGGTATTTTTATAGGGCTGCACGGTCACGATATCGCCAGAAAAAAGCAGGCAGGCCGCGTGAATCATTTCGACCGAGCCAACCGACACCTGCAGCCGCCGCAGATGGGAGCGCTGCGGTTTGTACATCTCAATCATCTGCGTGATTTGCTGATCGACCGCCTCGGTGAGCGGGCGATCAATAACGCTGATTTCCAGGTCAAACTCAGCCCAGTGGGCATCGGCTGGGTGCTCAATCAGCGTGAAATGTTCCAGCCCCACCGTCGTCAGTGCCTGTTTGACTGCCCAAGGTGTGCCTTTGTAGCGATGTAATTCGATAGCAGATTTAATCAGTGCTCTGCGTGCGTCATCATCGGCCGCCGCGCCCCAGCCGTGGTGCCCCATAACGTGGAATTGATCGGCCAAAAACGGCAGCACTGATGGCTCGGCCAGATCAACCAAATTAACCAATACACGGGAAATATCGAGGCCAGTCAGCCGCTCAGAGAGCTGGGCCAGCGGGCCAAAACGGGGATCGAGTGCCAGTACTGGCGGAGTTGCATTAGCCATCGCTCACCCCCGCCAGCACTACGCTGATGCTGGTGCAATGCGCCCACTCGGCCTCACCCACCGACAACAGCGCAGCAGGTGCAAGCAGCGTCACCTGATAAACGCCTGGAACAGATAAAACGCCCACAATTTGGGTGGGCACGATATCCCGCCCCAATGCTGCAGACTGCGTGGCCACAAACAGTGCGGCTTGTTTTTGCGCAGCCGCCAATGTGGCCACTGCATCTGCATAGCTATATAGAGTTAGCTGAGCAGAGAGCGTGTACGGGCGCTCAACGGGAGACAGTGTTTGCACCGAGTCCGATAGCGGGCGCACTTTTTCATTCGAGCATTTGCCCGTCACCGCCGCCAGAATGGCCGCAGTGGGCAGGCCTGATTTGAGTAATGGATACAAGCGGATTTCACCCGGAGCGGGTGAAGTGACGGCCACCTCAACAATATCCTGGTGCGCCCGCATCGCATGCTGCCGATACGCCAACTTGCTGCCCGCAACACTAAATACTTCCGGGGCCAACTTGATGCTTTCGCGCAGACGATCATCGCTCTCGATTTCTGCGCCGCCCGATGTCACCGCCAGATTAGCCACACTGCTGACCGCTACGCCTATAGGGTCAAGCAGCACATTAACTTGCCCTGCTAAGTACCCATTTCCTCCTGTGCCCAATTCAACAGCGGCCACAGCAAGATCGGCGTAGGGGCTGGCCAGCGGCAGCATCATCTCACTGAGTGAATAAAACTGCAGCCCTGCAGCGGTTTGCACCCTCGTTTCAGCGGGGATCAGCAACACAGCGGTCAAAGGCGCAGCGAAGGTCACACGCACAATAGTTTGGGCAGGCTGAGCAGGCAACCGGCTTACCCCCACCAGCTCCCCCAAATAATCCAGCATCGGGCCTCGGGCAAACGCCACCAGATTTTGCCGGGCAGCATCATTGATCGCACTGCGTAACAAGGTTTCACGGTATGCAATCAAATCAATAAACAACCGCTCCACCTGCCCAGGGAAAAGCGTTTTACCCGTCATGGATTCAAATGCCGTGATCAGCTCGGCAGTGATAGCCTGGCTATCATCATCGATGACTTTGGGCAGGGTTGTCATAGAGATACCGCCGTTTGATCTGTAAACCCATCGGGCAAACGCCAGAACACTTTGATCATTGCCTGCCCTGGCTCACCCAGCTCAAACGACACACGCTCAACAGAAACGCGAGGCTCCCAGCGGGCGATCGCTTCCACGCTTTCGCGTACCACATGCGGGCGGGCGCGATTAATGGGGTAATCGATATATTCACGCAGCTTGCTGCCGAACTCTGGCCGCAATGGGTCTGCCCCCTGCGGGGTGCGCAAAATAATGGCAATGGCTTGATGGATGTCGTCGATATTTTCGACAATGCCATCACCGCCTAAAGCGGTTTGCCAATGCAGGGAGGAGATATCTTTGAGCTGAGTCATAGCGCCATGATGGCGCTATGCAGGGGGAAGGGATATTAAAGCGGTTTAAGGTTTACGTATGGGAATGGTGATTTGAATTACCCGCCACATCAATAATAGAGCCAGTGGCATGAACATCCCCATCCACGTCAACGCGGCCAGTAAATTTAGAACCGCCACCGCCGCTGCCTTCAAGACCACCGAGATAAGTAAGCAGCCCATCGACTTGCAGCTTGCCGGTGAACTCTGCTTCTGGGGAGTCGATTGTCACTTTGCTGCCCGCTTTTAATACGATGGTCGTGCTGGCTTCTACGATCACTTTCGATACGCCGGTAACGCTTAGCGTGTGGGTTTGCCGGTCGTATTCCAGCATGGCACCGTCTTTAAACCTGATGCCGAATTTATTCGGGTCGGTCACTGGCGGGGTATCCGCATCAGAAAAAATCGCCCCGATAATCACCCCATCTTCGCCCTGAGCATCAAGCAACAGTGCCACATGCTCGCCGGTGTCATAAGTCCAGTAACACTCATCATCTTGGGTCTTCGGGTACGCAATCGGCAGCCACATCGTGCGCAGATTGTCGGTGTCCGGCAGGCTAACCCGCGCAAAGCCTGGCTGGCTGGCGAGTACAACGCCAAACTTAAGGGTGACGCCGCTTTCCTCAAAGGTCTCATCCATGTTTTTTAGCCTTGGCCGCCGAGTGATCGACCACCTCAACCTTGCCGTCTTTCATGCCGTACACCGCCAAGCCTTTGGTTTTTGCCCCTTTGGTTCCCTTAGAGGATGCGGCACCGCGTTTGATTTCCAATGTAGTGGTGTAGCCTTCGCCCCGGTTGATGCTGTGAACGGCTTTGCTGATGGTGTAAATGCCTGATAACTGGCCAAACCCCGCCAATTCAATCGTCACTCCAGCCGCCAAGGCCGGATCGCCAATCAGGTTGATATTGCCGGTGGTGCGTTCGATTAAACGCTGGTCTAGCGCCGCCTTGGCCTGCGCCTCTGCAGATGCCGCTGTGGGAGCGCGGCGGGTGATTTTAACCGTGTCGGCGCTGCTGCTTTTGCCCGATGTGGATGCACCAACCACGGCGGTTTCGCCATCTTTTACGCCATAAACCACCAGCTTTTTGCTTTTGGCATTGTGGTGGGATACCTCAACGCCTGCAGGCACATCAGACACTTTATCGGTGAAGCTCCAGCCCGATAAATCCTTGGGAGAGAAGGTGCGCACCGGCTTTTGCTGGTGCAGGTCGGCGCTTTTCCAGAACACTAGGCGGGTGGAGTTTTCAGTCACTTTAAATGCGTAGCCATACTGCCTAGCAATGCGGTGTAAAAACGCCAGATCACCTTCTTTATATTGCGTGGCCCTATCAATCTGCAGCGGTTCGATTTTGCCCACCAGCGTCATATTGTTTGATTTAGCAATTTGCCCCGCGATATCGGCTAGCGTGGTGGCCTCATAATCTTTACCCTTGCGGGTACGTAACGCCTTTTGTGCCCCAGCAGCAAGGGCGCGAATCCGCACTACAGACGGCGGGCCGGACAGCTCAAGCTCATCAATATCAAACCGGCCCGCGCTGATCAGTGCCTGCTGCAGATAGCCAAATCGATAAGACAACTCCGCGCCTTTTTCCGGGTACCAGCTGTTTAGCCAGCGGCCATCCGTGTCTTCCAGCTCAATATCCAGCCCATCAGCCTCACCACTCAAATTGTCTGTATACGTTAAGGAAAGTGCATAAGGCGCGATATCTCGCGTGATATTGCGGCCGTTGTAGTTCAGCTCAAATGCGGGGGTATTTATCGCTTCCATGGCGGCAGATCCTCGGTTGAAACCTCTTCTTCAATAATCGGGATCAGTACGGTTTGCCCGCTGGGCAGTACTTCGCTAATGGCCATGTGCGGATTGGCGTCAATTAACAGCGGAATACGCGATATATCGCGGTAGTAGCGCCACGCCAGCAAATCCCAGCGATCGCCATCCGTGGTGATATGAGTCAGGTTCATCCGGCCACCTGTCTGGTCACAGCCGCCGCAGTCATGCGGGCAAGTGGCAGGGTTGCGCCCCGGATCTCGCTATCTACCCGCTGAATTGCCCCGTTTGCCGAGGTTAAAACAGAGAGCAAATTACCCGCATTGGCGCTGGCCATGTTTTGCGTGATGCTGCTCATTTCACCACGCACCCGCATCACCCGCTGCACGGTTTGCGCTGCATCGCTGGCCACAACAGTAATATTTTTTAGCCCGCCCATTTGCTCCGCTACCGCCCCCAGCCCCGGCAAAGCACCGCCCACCGTGGCACTGACGCCGGGCAGACGGGCCAGCGCAGAGACAGGATCAGATTTAGCCAACTGGCGCACGGCAGCTACTGCAGTCAGAGCCTGGCTGGCTGTATTCAAAGCGCCTTTTGCCATTGAGATGGCTTGTGATAATGGGCTAATTGCAGGAATAGTCGCCACTACACCGGGCACGGCTAATTTATTCAGCTGGGCCTGCAGCGGTAGCGGGCTGCTGCCGCTCACGATGGCCAGCGGGCGGGGCTTAGCATCCTCGCCGGTATATTCACGCAGGGATAATTGGGCCTCCAGCGCGATCATGCTGCCGGATTTATCCGTCTGGCGGCCTGTGGCCGTGGCATCAGTAATCACAAAGCGGCCTTTGTAATCACCATTGCCCAGCACAAACGACATGGCCTCATGCGCGGCGATCGCCTTACGCAGGCGCAACAACTCGGCCTCTGGCTTGCAATAGCTGGCATGAAAAACCAAATCAATTTTGATCTCGTCCAGCTTATCGCCCACATGCTGCAGCCGAGGCTTGCGGCCAATGAGGGCATGCTCGGCATAGTCTGCGCCATAGCTGATTTCCAGCCCGTCAAAATAGGTGATGAGATCAAACTCAACGGTGCCGAGAATGGCGAACATCAGGCATTCCCCCCGTAGCTGCCGCGTTTTCTATTGGCCTCGTAGCGCTTCATCATCCTTTCAAACTCTGGATAAGAGGATTGCAACGCTTGGTTTACCTGGTTTTGCACCAGGGCAGGATCACCGCCTTGCACTGTGATTTGTGGTGAGAAGTGAACGGTCATCCCCCCAGATGCATTTGGCCCTTGTTCATTGCCGGATGCGCGAGGCACCACGCTGGCTACACGGTTTGCCACATCCACAAAAGGCGATGCCAGCTCTGGCTTACCCCATGCCGTGGCGCTGGCCTGCGCCATTGTGGCAACGGCGCGAGTGGCCAGTGCAGCAGAACGGCCAATACCCAGCGCCGCACCCTGGGCGATATTGTCGCCAAACCCCAGAAAAATCCGAGATGGGGACTGGATGCCCAGGGTGTCGGCAAACCAGCCTTTTAAATTCTGGCCAAACTCTACGATCGTATCTTTGGCCGCACTAAATTTAGATTTAATGCCATTCACCAAGCCATCAATAATATGAGCACCAAAACCGGCAAAGCTGTCAGTAATGCCCTTCATCCAATCTGCAGCCCCGGTAAAAATGGCTTTTACACTGGCCCACAAATTAGCAAACCACGGCTTGATTTTGTCCCAGTAGCGGTAAATCAGATAAGCACTCACCGCGATCGCCGTAATCGCCAGCCCGATCGGATTCATCATTAATGCTCGGCCCAGCCAAAGCACGGCTCGGCCTGCCATCATGATGCCGCTCACTAATCGCCCCGCTAAAACACCGGCAAGCGATCTGGCCAAGCCCACGAAGCGTAAGAAGAAAGGGCCAATTCGGGTAAATGCAGAGGCGATCCAGCTGCCCATCCGGCCAATGGAGGCCACAAACGCATTGGCCCGTGCTGCACCCATGCCGAATAATTGAAAAAAACTGGAAAGACGCGAGCCGCCGCTGAGCAACAAGGCGCGAAGGAGTGTCCACTTAGAAGCAACGGTATTCCAAACTGTACTCAACGTGTTCAAGGGTGATCTGATAAAAAAGTTTATTCCCCAGCCCAGCGATAGAAAGGCAATTTTTAACCCCACAATACCAAGCACCGTCCCGGCTACCGCTCGAATGACGCCTGGATGGGCCTCGGCAAACTTCCCAAAGGCACCGATCATGGGTGTTAGTGTCGTCATCAAAGAAGTAAGTGCAGGTAACAGGGCACTTCCCACTGAAATTCCTAAATCGGCAAGCCCTGTTTTAAACTTTTCCCAGGCTTTTGTGGCTGCATTTATTCGTTTTTGATAGTCTTCATCTATCGTTCCCATCGCCTGCTTACTACCCATTTGCTTTTTATTTTGCTGATATTTATCCCAGCCTTGGCGCATTGCCAGCAAATGGTTAATGGTTTGAATATCCTGGAATACCTCATTTAAACCAAAGCTTTCCATTAGCCTGCGCTGTGCATCTTCATTACCCTTTGCTCCTGCATCCTTCCATGCCTTCATAAAGGCATCCCCTTTACCAGCAATAAATTTATTTGCAATTTTGAGGGACGCCTCGTATGACGAGTCACCGCTTGAGACAAGATTTGACATAGATTTTTGATAATCAACACCAGCCTTGTTGTAATTGCTTATCGTGTGTTGAGCATTCATATGCGCCATCCAATTGCGCAAATTAGTTACCGCTTCATCGCCTGAGCCAGCAGCTTCTCGGCCGACCTCCAAGCTTGCAATAATTTCCGTCAACGCCTGTTGACCCATAATCCCCTTGCCAGCAAAGGCGGCCGTCATTTCAGGCAGAGATTTAGCCATATCCTTTAATTCAAACCTCCCCAATTTTCCGCCGAATGCAGCTCGGTTAAATGCTTCTTTAAGAGGGGCTTCACCCTTGATGCCCAGTGTTTCTGACAGGGAATAAACCATTGCAGCAATCTCTTTCATATCCGCATTGGTTGCAGTAGAAACCTTGCCCAGCAGGCCAGAGTATTCACCTGCTTTCTTAGCATCCATCCCGGATGAAACGAGCGTACCAACCCCTTGTAAAATAGCGGCATGTCCTTGATTGGTCGTTAATGCCGCTTTTCGTATTGCGTGGCCAAGCTGAAACTCCTCTTGTGCTTTTAAATTGCCATTAATTGCAATATCACGCAGGCCAGACTCAAAATTAGCGGCCTGTTTAACGGCACCAATCATAGGAACAGCTGCAGCGACGCCTCCCGCATAAGTACCAATTAATTCAGCCCCCATCGCACTGCGTTGTTGGCGTAATGCGGCACCTCGCGCCATGCTGGCAGCTAATCTTTCCTGACGAATGCGTAACTGTTCTAGTGTCTGCCCCAGCCGTTCATATTGGCGGCGCAACGCATCCACATTGCGGGCAGGATGTGATGCAGCGCGGGCCATTGCTTCGCCAAGACGGGTGTGGCGGGCGCGGAGCTGGTCAGCCACCTGCCCCAACTGGCCGAGCGTGCCCCGCGCACCAGTAAACGCCGACGAGAACGATCCCGCCAGCGCTGCTCCAATCCTAATTCCAATGGATAAATCTGCCATGCTGCACACCTTTTGCGCTGTACCACTGTATTTCAGCGGTCAATATTTGGATGATTCAGGGTGCTCCTGCTTAATCTGCACACACGCTTCATTTACCCACCGACAAAAATCATGAATTGAAAGCCGGTCTATCTCACTAGGCTGGAAGCGGAACCATCTTGCCAGCAGGCTTTGTCCCTGCCAAATCCGATCCAGTGATACCCACGACTTCAAGAAATCGACCTTTCACCGCTTGGTAATCTGCAGCATCCATTTCTTCTAAATCCTCAGGAACCAAATTGCACATGAGAGCGACACCATTGAGTTCCAATTGGGTCTCACTGCCCCCAGAACGCTCACCGATTGACTTTAGATCCTTTACTTTCAGCCGCCGTGTTGTAACGGATTCAACTTTGACGCCAGCCGCAGTTGTAAAGGGAAATTGCATAGTAATAACCATGATCAGGTGTCCTTTAGGTCAGTTAATAAGCCAAAAATGTGGCCGAACAAACACAAAGGATTTTGCGGGAGCGAAGGAGAGGAGTCAGTTAATGAGGTTTAGAAAAGCCCATCGAGCTGGTTTTCATAGGAGGGGCGTACAAAGGGCTGTGTAATGGGCTAATACTTATAGGCGTCTACGTCGTTGCCGGACCGGCGTTGGCCATTTTTATCCGGCTTATCTTGAAGGTGACTCAAATGAGCAAAGGCAGTGGTGGAGGCAAAGGCGGCAGCAGTGGAAATACAGGGAGTGCCGGAGGGAATACTGGCGGCTCCAAAGGTGGGTCCAGTAGTGGTGGTAAAGGAAGTGGTCAACCCGGTGGCTGGCCAAGTACCACAGGGAATCCATCAGGCGGCGGGCGAGGCAATGCGCCTCCTTCCAGCAAGTGATATATAACCCTAAAACGTATTAAGTACGGTGCCTTGGACTAGTAACTTATCAGCCCAGCGTTTTTAAATGCTGGGCTGATACAGCTTTAGCCCAACCTACCGTGCTGCCATTTTAGGGTGTCTACATATTGTTAGATAACACGGCCAATATCAATGACGCTCATAGAAAAATTGCTCGAAAAACTAGCGGAATACCCACACTCGGATACGGTTGCGAATCCATACCTTGAGACATATGCCGTCAATAATCTTCGTCATTACTTTGAGTACATGATGAATCAAGGGGGCAAGAGAATCTTGCTGGTGGGTGAAGCACCGGGCCATAGAGGTTGTCGTATTACCGGCATTCCATTTACCAGCGGTAGAGCATTTCAGGAAATACCACATCCATTGTTAGTAGCCCTAAAAGATAAAATTCAGTTGCCGCGTATCGAGACTGAAAGCACCGCCACAATCGTATGGAATTATTTGTCTGAAAAAGAAACGACGCCATTGTTCTGGAATTCATTTCCATTTCATCCGCATGACAAAGGCAAAATCGATGGGAATAGAGCGCCCACTGATGAGGAAGTAACATTTGGCGCTGAAATACTCAGCGAGCTTCATCATATTTACAAACCTGAATTTGTCGCAGGTATCGGGCATAAAGGTGTAGCAGCACTTAAGCAAGTATTTCCAGAGCAATCGTTCAGCTACATTAGACATCCGTCAAACGGTGGAAAATCACAATTTATTGAGGGCATGAATAGTGTCATCTAACCCTGTGCTCAACCTACCGAGCGGGCACGAGGCAATCCTATCGGCCCCCAATAAGTACCTAACTATTCGTTTTACCGGATGGCCTTCGGCCGCCGGTGAGTTCAAACGTTAGGCCGCTTTTGAAACTAAGGAGTTGCAATGAAGAGAATTCTATTCTTTGTCCTGTTATTTGGGTTTTTTCCATTTCCTGCAAATGCGGGGGTTAAATGTAATGATGTTAAGCATGGGAACGAAAACTATCATGAGAAAATGGAAGAGTTGGCTAAATTGGCCGGATTACCTGATGGTTACTACAACAGGTATCACGAGGATATTGTAAGTAATTTGTGTAAAGGCAATGCAAATAGAATTAGAAGTTCAATTGACAGCGGTTTTGTAAAGAAATCTGAAGTCGATGCAATCAAAGAAGCTCTCGGTATAGACAACCGGTCTGATGCTGGGAAAAGCTACGGGTATTCAAAGCAGAAATTCAATGACATGGGGTTATGCAGTGCTTGCTCCGACAATGTAGCGCAACACTATACGAAAAAACCAAATTCGAAATGTGGGAAGCTTGCAAAACAAGCATTAGAAGGAAATCCCAATGCAATTGAAGAGCTGCAATCTTTTCCAGGTTATTGCACATGGAAGTATTAACCATCTATTGCAACCGCCTAACTTGGTGCTCAACCTTGCTCCTTTGGTTGGGCTGATAGAGCTTTAGCTCAACCTACCGAGCTAACCCTAGGGTTTATGGATTTGGAGGAGTTAAAAGTGAAATTTTTTTTTGTGCTTACATTTATCTATATTATTTCTTCACATGCCGTCGCATCTGAAGTCATGCTAGATTTGAACGTAATTGGTAATAGTCAGAAACTAACGCTTAGATTAAAAAGTAACTTACCAAGAAAAACAAGATTGGTTGCTGCTTTAGTTAGCCCTGTTAATCAGGGAGGGAATGGCTATTTCGGGCAAAATGAATCAGTAGTATCTACGAATCAGACCGCTGAATTTGGCCCTTTTTTGAAAAATAAAACTCCACTACCCCCTGGTAATTATTTGGCCACGGTTACAACGCTTCTGGCCGCGCTCCAACCAGAAGAAGCACAGTCTTTTTTTGGAAAAAATGGAGAAAACCTTTCAGGGAGCCAAGTTTCAACTTTGGCGGGAACATCAGAAAAAGGTGTGACTCAAACTCTTAGATTTCAAATCAACTCTGATGGTTCAATAAGTACTTCTCCATCGGATGAGCATGTTATTGGCTCATCCGATGATGTTTGGCAAAAGGTTCAAAGTAGCGGTAAAGAAATATATGTCAAAACTAACGGTTTTTTTTATGACAAAGAACATTATTCGGGGGTCGGATTTCACTCATACATTGTGGCTAATTTACCTGAAAGTAATATTATTGGCGCTCCACAATCAGTGATGAATGATGTAGAGGGAAACTGTGAAACGAGGACGTTTCATGTGCTTGGTACATTGTTTTTTGCTGGGAAAAACCGCTCTGGGGTGGCTTTAAATAGTATGCCTCCTGAAAATATAGAAAGAAATTTGGTTGTAAACTCACCTTTCGAGAAAGCATTTAATTTACTTTGCAAAATGGCACGACTAAAAAAATAATAAAAGCCCAGCCATCTCTGGCTGGGCTTTATATCTGACGCCTTGCAGGACTAGCCCCCAATATTCTGCCGGTACTCGTCCAGCATATCCTCCCCATTCACACGGAAGATGTTAGCCATGTAATCCAGCTCCAGGATCTCCTCGCCATCCATCACCTGCTTGATATACGTCGCTGAAAAACTGGCGGGGAATTCTGCGTTGTCGTGCTGCTTAAACGTGCCCAGCGGATTTTTTTTAAAATTGACCGTGAGGAACGTGACCAGAGCAACTTGCTGCACTCGGCCTTGGCTGTTGTAGGTTTCGACGTTAGAGCGGCACTGCAGCTGCACGGTTTTAAAAGGGTTGGCCATGATCTTGGCCACATCTTTGTAGAGCGAGTTCCATTTAATCTCACCCTCTAATTTTTCAAACCCAGCGGGCAGCTCGATTTTGCCCACCATTCCCAGCGCCTTATGCTCTTGCATGATTGCTGTCACATCCGGCAACTTAATTTCCTCCGCTTTACCTAGCAGTGAATTGCCATTCACATAGATATTAGCGTTGGTAATGCGGTTGATTTCGATCCTAGCCATTATTTAGCCCCCTTTAATGTGAGCAGGTATTCCGATGTGATCTCGGTTTCAAAGGTTAATCGCTCCATCGGTGGCGGTGGGGTGTATTTGTAGCTGATGAGTAAATGCCCAGCAGCCAGTTCCGTCTGCGGGTTACGTGCTGGATCAAACCAGGCATTAAAACCCAGTAGTGCCCCATCGCCGATCAGCTTGCGGCCATAGCCATTTGCTGATTCAACCAGGCTATCGATGAGTGCTTGATTCAGCGGCATATCCGTATATTGCAAGCTGAAGTAGCGCATGCTTTCGTTCAGCATATCGCCAGTACGCCGCACGTTTTCAAAATTACGCATATGCGTCACGGTAGGAAATGCAGCCGTGCGATTGCCCCACAAACGCATTCCAGTGCCGTAGCTATTAAATACCGTGGTAATGCCCACTTCATTGAGCATATTCACTTCAGAGCTGGGGTCGTCAATCATGGCGGAAAGCTGACGCTCTACGCCGGTAATGCCCAGCAGCTCCTGATTAGAGCTGGACCACCAAAACCCCTTGTCGAGATCGACTTTGGCCCGCAGGCCAGCAGCGCGTACCGACAATGGCTCCAGCCGTTCGGCCTGCAGTACCGGGTCGTAGACCTTCACATGCGGATAGCAAAGCCGCACGCGATCGCTGGAAGTATTAAAGTTAATCGTACCGGCTGGGCCACGGCCCGCGAGAGCCTGAGCAAACGTGGTGCCAATCGGCGCGTCAATATAGGTAAGCGCATCCAGCTGATCCGCCATCGCGCTCAGCTCAGCTGACACTGAGTTTTGCGTGCAGAAAGCCGGAGCGATCAGGATTTTGGCAAAGAAGCCAAACAGGTTATAGGTATCTTTAAGCGCTTTCATTCCAATACGCTGGCCTGCGGCGTTTACTGCGCCAATGATGTCTGCAGACGTGACCTTGGTCGGGTCGGCGTAGTCATACGTCACTTTGAGCGGTGGCGGTGATGCAGGGATTGCGCCGGTTTTAATCCGGGTAATCACCCCGCAGACCAGATCAATTGAGTAATCAGTGCCCGCCACATAAGTGGTGACGTTATCCCCGCTTTTAACCGTGGCATTTAATAAAGCAGGCTTGCTGGTTTTACCGCTGCCGGTGCTGACATCCAGTGCAACCGATTCGGCCGCAATATTGGTTTTATGTACTGCAGGGTCGAGCACGTTAATGATCAGCACTGTGCCAGCGCCAAAATCGTAAATGCCATCCAGCGCCTGTGGGATAGTAAACCCTGGTAGTTGAGGCCCAAATACCGCGCCGTCTGTTTCTGACCGGCTTAAGGTAGTGGCATTGACCGGCCCAATGGGCGCGGTGCCGATCAGCCCAATCACTGCGCTTTTGACGGTTTTTACTGGGCGCGGACCTCGCTCTAATTCAAGGGTTTCTACACCGTGTAAATAGTTTGCAGGCATGATTAAACTCCTTCTGCAGCAGCGGCGGTCTTGCTGGCCTTGGCCGGTTTTTCAATCACGACAGTGAGGTGGCCCAGCGCCAGCAGGGTTTGGGTATATTCATGCTTTGCGGGCAGATCCACTTCTGCGCCGTCATGAAACATGATTTCAGTTTCAGCCTCGCCATCACGCAAGGTGACACCAGAGCTTGGGCCTTTATATAAATACTTCATGGTGCCTCCTCGTAATTCACAACAGTGAGCGGGTGCTCGTTTGCTACTTCTGTGTCTTCCACCAGCATGCCGCTAGTAGATATATCTAATGCGTACTGCCATAAACCGCTGGCTTGGCCTAAAAATTTTTCACTGACCGCACGTATCTTTTTGCAGTCGGGAGGTCTAAAACCCACGATTGCACGGCGGGCCAGGTCCAGCACTTCAATTGCGCCGCCCCGGCCGTTGAGCTGTCGCACCACCACCGTGATGGAGATTTTGATAGCGCGAGGCTGTGCAATAAACCCCGTGTCTGTCGTGTCATCAAACTGGCTACCTAAATAACTCACCAGCAATGCGCCCAGTGAATGGTTCAAGGTGTAGTTTTTAGCGTTTTCTGGGAAATACTCTACGGCCAGCTGCGGCAATTTCAAATGCAGGCGCTGCACCACGGCATCCAGAATCTCTACGGTGCTGGCCATTAGTAGCTATCCAGTAGTTTTTTATTAAACCGGCGCTCTGATGTACGCACTTTCATTTCACCAGATTCAGGTGCGGCTTCACCCGTTGGAATGCCTATGGTGAGCTTGCCGTCCCGGATCTGCTCCAGCATGTGCATTGACGCTTTATAAGTACGCACTACGGCATCGGGTAAATCGCCGCCCTCAGGCCGCCGGGCATACAACTCATGGCGGGCCAGCTTGATGGTGAGGTCTTTAATCACGGTAGGCACGGGCAGCAGCGGCAGCGTGTAACGGCCACGCAGGTGCGAGTCCACTACCTCTTCAGCTTGCCGCACCTTATCCTCAATCACTTCCATCATCAGCTGCGGCGGCGTAACCGTGCCACCGTAGCTGAGATCTGGCTGCGCATCATTGCTTAGCGCAATCAGCGTTTGCAGAGGAATGGCCAGCTGCAGGTCAGCCAGGGTGCAATAGCGCATCAGATTCCCCGAACAATCCTGATGAGATCACCCGCTGCCGTAGCCGCATCCAATGCAAAACCATTGCCTGCGCCGGTGGTTTTGACAATGGCACGGCCCGCCGCATCGGATTGAATTTCGCTGCCTGCAGTAATCGCTGCACCTGCCTCTACCAAAATCACCCCCAATACATTGGCAGGGGCCATACTGTCTGCTGCAGTTTCTGCATCGATCACGCCCAGCGCTTTGGCTCCGCTGGCGCAGACATTGCCGTCAAAGCCAACAAAGCGACGGGCTGCTAAATCAGTAGCCGCCATGACAGAGGCGGTGAGAATGACTATTTGCGTTTTCATCGTTTAGTTCCTTTCGTTGGCGCTTCAGACTCAAGGGTTTCCGGCGGCTTGAGCGGCTGTTCGATCGGCTCTTGCGGCTCCAACGGCTTGAATGATTCAAGCGGCTGTTCCAGCGGGTTCAGCCATTTAATGAGCCGGGCGGCTTCAGCATCGTCCAGCTCGATGGTGTCGCCTTCAAAATAGCGCTGGCCGTCGTGCTCAAGATCGGTGCTGTGAATAAGGTATTTTTTCATGGCGGCTTATCCGTTGGTGTCAGAAATCAAGTAGCCCGCATCCGCGCCAACCACCACCACTTTATAAACATCGGTGTGGCGCACGTAGGCAACCTTGTGGCCTTCTGCATCGTACTTATCGGTCTCTGGCATGCCCTTCTTTCGCAGGGTATAGCCAAAAGAAGGCACATCATGATCATTGGATTGACCCTCGCCTGGCTGGGCCACATAAGCAAGAGACACGCTGTCGCCCCAGATATCACCTAGCCCGCCAAAGGGAGTGGCTGCCAGCGCTTCGCCAATATAGATATTCTCAATGCCCCATAAGGCTTTGAGGTGCTCAAGCGTAATCAGCTTGTCCTGGTTTGACCCCAGTGCCGCCGCCAGCTTGGTATGAAATTTCAAAGCGGCATACACAGCCGCGCCAATTGTGGCCGTATTCGGGCGCATACCCGTGCGCTGGCGAATAACCTCTTTGCCGTCTTCCACGGCCTTAATCGGGTCACCGCCGTTATTGCTCCACTGGCTGGAGCCAGACAACACAATCTTGGCCCCGCTCAGATAGGTGTTGGGGTTTTGTGCCAGGTTGGCCGCTCGAACTTCACGCCCCAAATCAATGGCATCTTTCACGCGGCGGGCAGCTTTGGCTTCTTCGTTAAACATGGCCTCAGCCTGCTCGCGATAATCCACGGGGTAGGACAGATCATGCTCGCGCAGAACTACATCCAGCTCATCAACATCATCCGTCGTCATCACATTGGATTTGGCACGGATCGCCCGCTCGGTATCCCAAAGGCGAAATGCCTCTTTACCGAACAAGGGAATAATCCCCGCTTCTTTGTCCATTTCAGCGACGGGGAACAGCCCTTCGCCAATAAATTGCGCATTGCGATAACCGCGTGCCAAGCTAGTGAGCACGGGGTCTACAACGCGAAGCCTTTTTAAACGATCTGCCATGATGATGATTCCTTATTAATAACGGGGTTACAGAAGCGCGCGCACGGCCTGCTCGTAAGGGATGCTTTTTTCTACGGAAAGCGCAGCAGCCCTTACGTGCAGATTCAAGCGGTCTGGATCGGTTGTGGTTTCAGCAAACTCAACAGTCTTGCTGTGCGCTGTGCCTGCCTTGTCTTTGGTGGCGTGCTCACCAAAATCGATCACCTTGGGCAGCTCGGAGAGAAAACCTTTCAGCGCCGTTGGCAGGGCTTGTTTTGCAGCACCCTCGCCAAATTCCAGCACTTGTTCGCCGTTTGCAAAATCCAACAGCGCAATCACGGTGTCTTTGTGTTTAGGGGCCAGCGTGCCGTCGGCAATTAGCGTTTCCGTATAACTTAGGTGCTCGTCGTGGCGCTGTTCTGCCAGCAGCTTTTTCTTTTCTGCATCGGCAAAGGCCACTAGCCCTTTGAGCTTGATGTTTTCTGCTTCGAGAGCAGCGGCTTGTTCTGGGGTCACAGTAGACTCCTTGATAACGAGGGTAGGTTCGGAAAAAGCGGGGGAAATTTCGGGTTCGGGCTGGGCGGCTTGCTCTTGCACCCAGTCCACATCCCATGAGGAAAGGGCTTTATTGGCCTCATCCAGCCCAAACTTGCCAATCATCCATTCACGCAGGCCACGAAAGATGCGGGAGACGGCACCGGCAGGCAATTCGCCAAACTCGATCACGCCGTCTTCGTCTTCGGCAAATTCAATCTGCTTCAGCCCTTTAACACCCGGAGGCATTGCGCCGAGGAAACCCACATGGCGCAGGTAGTACACGCCAGGTACGGGGTTATTCGCAGCATCAGGGGCGTAAAACGAGGCGGAGATTTTTTTGTAGCGCCCTTTCGTAACCATCTCGGCAAATGCCACATCAATCTGCTTTGGCTCAGCCAATAGCCCTTCAGCATCACTACCGAGCGATTTCACCCAGCCATAGGCAGGGGCGTCATGTTTGGGGTGGCCAATCACCATCGGCGCTTCATGTAGCGCCGGATCGTATGCAGCGGCACACGCTGCTAAATCTGCGTCAGTAAAATCCAGCGTCACCCCACTCATTGCGGTGTGACGGCCGGGCTTAAAAATATGGAGGGGGGCTGGAGTAGTCATGACGCTATTTTCAGCGCCACGGGGGGACGGGTCTTTTAATCGACTTTACAATTAGCAGGGGAGGCACAACCCAACATCCCAGAATAAAGATCAAAAAATGCCATGATCATTCGGGTGAGTGCTGTGTTGAAACGGCTGGGTTAAACTATGTGACAGGCTCAATTTTTTCAGGAATTTTCAAATTAGGAATTATATGTTTATCACTGCAGTAACTGCCGTTGTAGGAAAAAACACACAGCCATTTCAGACCGTCTTATGCCCCGATCAATATGTAGGGCGGATCTTAAAACTTACAAAAGAACAAATTGATTTCGAAAAAAGGGTGAGCGTAAATAATCGACCAGCAAATCAACCCTGTGTGATTTTGATACTCGAATCGCCTCATATAATGGAATTTAACGGCCAGCCAGGGCCGGCCAAAGGTCCCACAGGGAAACGGATACGAGAACATCTGCAAAATTTGCTACCGAATAATGCTCCCATTCCGAAGGGGCTCATACTATTGAACGCCATCCAAAATCAATGCTCACTAGGAGTTACGACAAAAACATACAGAGATAAAGTTTTTTTATCGGCTTGGGATAGCTATGCACGTGAGGATTTTATTCAGAGGCTTAAAAACGTATTGCAAGTTGGTGATCTTGTCGTGAATGCCTGCACAAAGGGAAATGACCCTAAAAATCATCCAGAACTTCGACAATTAGTTGAGTGTGCGATCAGATCTGTTAGAGCCAATGGGAGCGACTATCGATTCTGTCACCCTGTATCGTGGTATAGCGAACAGAATCGAAAATCAAGTTGGAAAGTTTCGAAGTGAGGTAGTTTGGGCTGATACAACTTCAGCCAAGCTACCCCGTTGCAACAGGAGGAAAGGAATACCGATGAAACTCACCGCCGCAATACTCATTTTTGCCGCTTCATTAGCCAATGCTGAAGAGGTTTATGACGGATACGATTCCTACTATGCCTCTTTACCCGGAGCGATTTTTCACGCTGAAGCGGGCTATGAGATGCAGCCATTAAGCACTGGCCAAGGGATTAAATATGCTTGGGAAGGTGTGGCTAACGGGCGCAAGCAGCGTGTTGTTCTGGATACAGGCCGTATTCAGATCAATGGCCGATATTTAACGATGCAATCTGCGGTGATTTTTCCAAATGAGCACAGCAACAGGGATGATTTTGGCAGGGCTACTTCGGTTTACTTTTCCAAAGACTTTACCTGCTTAGAAAGCGTTTCCCCATCGGCCAGTGGTAGTGCAGTGAGGCACACCGCCGTTCACCTTATTGGAAACAAGCCCAAATCACGGGTCTTTATGAAACTGCCCAGCTTGTTTGCTTCCTGCAAAGGGGTTCGTTTGAATCAACAGGGTGTAATCACCTTTGATAAAGTGGAATACCGCTATGAAAAAAACGCGGACTTCCCTTCAGGCATTACCTTTACTGAATATACAAGTGATGGCAAAAAATTCTACAAATCTGACAAGCAAGTCACTGCAAAATTTATTGAGCCAGAGAATGTATATCAATTTGTGATTGAAAAAGCCGCTAAGGACTAGCCCCGCTGCTCAACTCCCTAAGTAAATCATTAAATGCACACCCTCAAGTGTTGCGCTTCCAATTCATTAAGGTATTTTTATGTTGAAAACGACATGCTGTGTTTTGGCACTATTACTTTCTGCTGCTGCCTATTCCGCTCCTGCAAAGAAAGTTTGTAAACCTGCACATGGCGAGGTTTCGTTTGAAGATGCAGATGGCAATACAGAATTATTTGCGAACCTGAAATTTTCAATTCGCCGAGTTTCAGATGGCAAAATATTATACAAAGGCGTAACAGATAACGATGCAAAAGCAAAATGGCAAGGCGGCTGCGAGGGCGATAAATACCTAGTCCGACAGGATGGCTTTCTGGATGCTGAATAAACGCAGCGCAATCGCTTGGGCTAGTGACTGCACTGATCATATTGATAAAACATCATTACAGACTGGGATGCCACATGTTTTTCAAGAAAAAAACACCCCCTCACCCCTACGATCATACCGATTTTGGAAGGGTGTTCGGCTGGTGGCTTTGTTTGGATGGTGAGCGAATTGCTGATGTGAATTACTGGGCTTATGGCGTAAGCAGCCAGTTTTGGCATGAATACAAAGTTTTCCCATTTAATGCAAAATTTAACGATATTGGATTTGACCCTGACAACTGGTCCTTAGATGGGATCGCCTTAGAAAGCAGGTTTGCGGAAGGGTATTACATTAAGGACTTCATTATTCATTCTGTCAGAGACAATCTGATTATGATCAGGAACGCCCATGTTCCTAAAGAGCAATTTATTTCTGCGATGAACAGCTCAAATCATAGCTAGTGCGGGCATGGTATGCGTGGCTGAAAAACAGCGAAGGATTAAGGTAGTTTAAACAGAGCGTAAAGCCTTTATAAAGCTTTAGAAGCCTTTGCTGTGCTTGCTCTGCTACGCTTGCTTATCAAGCGAGAGCAAAGAGCGTAAACAGGCTCATTATCGGAGAGCTGCGCGGGTGAGATGATCCAAGCAAGGTAGCTTGGGCTGGTACCGCTTCAGGCCAAGCTACCTCCATGGCTTCAAAATTATTGCCCCCTGCAAAACCACAGACTTTCCCTAGCGCAGTTTGCGGTAACGGTAAGAGGCGTTTTTGATGCGTGCATCAAAGTAAGAGCCTTTGGAGCTTGCCGCCATCAGTGCGGCGTGGATGGCTGGGGGCACGTTGTAATACTCGTAGCGCCCACCGTTTCGAAAAGCGATTTGCAAGGTTTGGCTTGCTGGGTCATAGCCAACGGCTTTCAGGTTTGAAGATGAAACGGAGATGAGATCCATGATTAATCCTTTGCTGGGTGGGGTTAAACGGAAAAGGACGGTCGGGTGTTTTGCAAGATGCCTTACTCCTCCTGCAAATCTCCCGCCCGCAGGTGGTAGGCCCGCATAAAATAGGCGGGGGTGAATTTTGCTCCTGCTTGCATCAGTTTTTCATCTCTGGCCGATAGCGCTTCATCCACCTCTTTTTGCTCCCACATACTAAAAGTAGGCCGTGCCACACCCTCGCCAAAATTCAGCTCGCAAATCCATGCGATCAGCTGATTGAAGGTTTCCTCAATAATGGACTTATCGCCATCGCGTAAATCGCGGGTCACCTCCAGCCCAGCCGTCGCGCTGGCTTTATTGCTAGTAGATTCGGTCGTTTGGTTCTGGCCAAGCAGGGCAATGGAGACCTCAGAGCGGCAAAAGTGTAATAAGCGCTCATACACATCGGCACTACCGGCCTTGCCTGCGGCTTCTTTGATCTCCACGCTGGAATCATCAGGGATCACGGCCACGGCGTCTTGCACCATATTTTCAAGGCTATCGAGCAGGCGATCGGATTCTGATTCGGGTGTGCCGCGTGGGTGTTTTCCCACAATCCACGGCATGCCGAATTTCTCAGTAAAGGTCACCCAGAATTTCAGCCCGCCTTTTTTGAATGTGGTGGGCCAGAACACCATGCTCAGATCGGGGAAGCCGTAGGGATTGTCATAACTCGGATCTTGGCGAGGCAGCAAAAACTTGCGGTCTGGCAGTGCTTCACCTTCGATGCGGTTTTCTTTAGTCCGCAGGCGCAGCTCGTTTTCCTGGCTGAATACGAACCACTCGGCGGGCTTGCCAATAATATCGATCGGTACGATATAGCTGCCCACTTTGCCCCAGACGATCTCCATTGGCTGATAGCCAAACAGCACCGCATCCAGCATTTCATTAATGATGCGTTCCAGTTTTAACTGGCTAAAAACCGATTCAATCAATTTGCTGGCGCTGCTTTTGGCTGACTCGCGGTTAATACCCCATTCCAGCGCTTTAATGGCGGATTTACGGCGGCGGATAAATGCCCCTACGCTGGAATCCGAGCGCAACTCTCTATAGACCTTGATATCCTGGCCCAGTTTTTTCAGCACCGTATCCGGGTTCGGCAAATACATGCCGAGGCCGTAGAAATCGATACTACGGCTGCGCGTGGCCAGCTGCTCTGATAGTGGTTTGCGCTGCTCGCCAAACTGTACGAATTCTGTGGGGCTAACCCATAATCCCTTGGTTTTCATTGGTATCCCCGTGTAATTTTTTCACCGCCACGGCGGCGGCGTGATTTCGCCGTGACCGGGCCTTTATTGAGTTCACGGCTGGCAAAGTGAGCCAGCGTGAGGGCAATGGCCGCATCGCCGTGCCGTTTGCCTTTGTCTTCCCCAGTGCTACGTTTGTCTGCAATACGCGGCACACCTCTTATTACTTCAATGGCACGCAGATCGGCCAAAATGTCGGCGTCCTTGGGCAGGTCAGTAATAGTGCCGTCTTCCAGTGCGGCTTTAACCGGCGGCATGTGCTCGCGGTACCAGCCTTCGCTCAGCATCACCTGCTGGATGCGGCTGATGCCATAACGCTGCATGGCATACTCGGCCAGAAACTGCCCGTTGCCGCGAGCATCAAATGCGCCACCCATAAAACCGGGCAATCTATCTAATAAATAAAAACAGATTTGTTCCTGCTGACGGAACGGCACATTGCGCAGCTCTAAAACAAACGGTACACGGCATGTCAGGTTTTGCAGCTGGATCAGCGGCACATGCACACTTAAATCGCCGCTACGGCCAAAATCCGCACCATTGAATGAGATGGCATTCGTTGGCAGCTTGGCCAGCGGCGGTGCCAGCTTTTCTTCCAGCCAATCCCCACATTCCGCTTTGCGAATATGATCGGGCAATAGCTCAAAGCCTGCTTTGCATTCATAGCGCAGCACAGGCGTGTCTTTATTCATGCGGGATTCAATCAGCGCCCGTGATAGCCATGCGCCGCCGCTATTCTTAGGCACGCAATCCAGCTCTTCATCGGCATCATCGCCGTAGAAATCACGGATTTCTTTAGCCCATTGGGCCTCACCCTCTGCAGTCCATTCCTGGCCAAGGCGCAGGCAGATACGCTGATACAGCCCTTCGGCCAGTGCATCATCAAAGGTTACGCGATGCACGCTGTAGGGCTTTTTGCCGGAGCGGGTATCGGTAATCAGCTCGTTAAACGGGTTATCCACGCCATCATGGGTGGAGATCACATGCACCTGGCCGCCCCACATCAGCAGCGCCATCGCGGCTTTAAGCAGCTCACCCAGTTGCTCATGAAAAGCTGCTTCATCAATGATCACGCGACCCGCTTTACCGCGCAGATTGGATGGGCGGGAAGACAGCGCTGTAATACGGTGGCCAGAGGCAAAGCGAATCACAAAGGCGAGAATGGCTTTTTCATCATCGCCATTGATAAACACTTCTTCGGTCTCTTCAATCTCGCCAGCGGCTAAGCTGTAGTGCTTGGCCCAGTCGGCACAATCGCGGATAAATTCCTGCGCCATATCCTTGTTGTAACCGATATACCAGGTATCCATGCCACTTTGGCTTGCGGATAGCAGCGCCGAATCGGCGGCTTCACCCCAGGACAAACCAATCCGGCGTGATTTTTCCATCACCTTGACCGGCGAGGTATCGGCGCACCAGCGCTGCTGGTAAGGCAGTAAAACCGTGGGTGCGCGGGCGGCGCGGACATCGGCTGTCATGCTGCAATGCCCAGAATCTGGCGGCGGATGGCATCAGCGGCGGCATCAGATAAACCGCCATTTTTAACCACTTTTTCTACCGCTGCAGCGGCTGCATCTACCCGCGATTGCAGCTCTAAACGGAATTTTTTCTGGTTCACCGAGGCACGGGCCAGTGTGGCGATGTTTTTAGCCGCGTCTGACAGCATGGCAATGCGGTCTGCCGGGTTGACATCCTCTGCCGTAGCCTCTTGCAGATTCATGATCGAATCAAACAGCTCGGTTTGCACCAGCGCCACCAGTGCTTCAGAGCGTGCGTCTTTATCATCTGCCGCGCCTTCGGTGAGCATTCTTGCGGCTTCGGTGCTGGCCTTAATTGCAGCAAAACGCCGCTCTATTTTTTGGCCGTAGCGGTGAATGGCGCTTTTGCTGATCACATAGCCTTGCTCGCGCAGCATCTCCTCCAGCGCCTGATAGCCGCTGAAATTGCTCTCAGTGAGCGCACGCTCCAGCCAGCGCCTTGCATCTTCCGGCAGGCCATCGATACTGCTGCGGCGGGCCATATTAGATTGCCTCCCGCAGGGCCGCCCCAAGGGAGGCAATCCCCCTTGGGGGGAGTATGGGGGGCCGGATCATGAGGTGCTCCAGTATTTAACAGGCCGCGCAATGCCGGGTTCGCACTCGATGGTGTACTCGGCAATATCTACCCCACAGCGGGTCAGATCTGCAAACCAAGTGCCTGATGGCTCTTTGCGCAGCTCCACAAGCTGGCGATCGCTCAGATAATCCAGCTCGCGCCGAACCTCTAGCGCGGTGGCATCGGGGTAAATGGCCCGCATCACTTCCAGCAAAAACTGCTCGTTACTGGTGTGCGGGCGGGCTTTATCCAGGGTGTTGATCAGGTTCCAGCGCATGGATTCGCGGCGGATTTTGACGAAATCAGTCATTGCGGGTGCTCCTTAATTGAGTGACTTCCAGCTTGGAATACAGCGCATCCAGCTTGGCCTCCAGCACGCTCTGCCCCCGGATGTAGTCCTCGCGCCGCACATATTGAATGGGCAGCTCGGCTAAGTGCTTGAGCCAGTCCCGCTCTAAGCGCGTGAAATCGTCATCGCGCTTGATCAGCGATGTTTCGATTTGCGTGAACCGTGCGGACTGGCGATCTTCAAACTGCTTGAACAGCACTTTAAGCAGGCTAATCAGCAGGCCAAAAAAGAACACAAACACCGCTGCCGCACAGCTCAGTGCCTGCCAGAAATCGATATTGATGCTCATGATGGCTGCCGTTGTTTTGAGATTTGTTGGCAAAGACAGTGCTGTTTAGTGCCTTCGGCGCGTTGATTTTGGAGCGGTAGCCACCGCGGGGGCGTTCCGTAAACAGAATGTTGGGTTACGCGATAAAGCCTGCTAACCCAAGCTACGAACTCCCCTTAAGTTGATAGGATTGGGTTTCAATGATGCAATGCTTGCAAATGAGAGGTCACGGGATGACAAAAGCCTAACTTGATGGCTATGAGCTGCTTTATCGCGTAACCCAACACCGACTCCTCTTGATTGATTTCACTGCTCTTTATGCTTTTGTAAATCAGCTGCATCGAAGCCTCCCTTGCGGGTGGCCAGCCAGTGCCGGGCTACGGCGTAGCCACCCACCACCCCCAGATAAACCAACCAGCCCTCGCTGCTCAGCGTGCCTGCCCAGCCTTGCTTGATAAACACCGCCGTGGAGGCCGCGCAAGCCACATTGGCCCACAGCTTGCTATGGCTTAAACGCTTGGTTTGCGGATTGGTGATCAAATCAGAGAGCGGCATTGACGCCCCCAATCAGATGGCGTGGCAGCGGCTGCATGCCACCCGCCAGCCAAGCGGCCACGCTAAAGCCGGGGCAGGTTTTGCGGTATTCATTGGGGGAGATGTTGCCGTCGCCGTTTAGATCCGGCGATAAATCGCGGTGGCCGACAATGTGCGCCGTGGGGAAGCGGCGCTGTAAATAGCGGATCTGGCTTGCTAATGCCGCCCATTGGCTGGCGGTAAACGCATCAGTGCCCACCAAGCAAATGCCGATAGAGTGGGCATTGTGCCCGGCCACATGCGCGCCCGGCTCATCAATACTGCGGCCGCTTTCCAGTACGCCGCCGCAATCGATCACCCAGTGGTAGCCCAGGGCGGGCAGGCGCGGATTAAAGGCCCGGCACGCCGCCGCACGGCGCATAAAGCCGCGCCTGCTGTGCCAGGCATCCATCACCTCTGCCGCACTTTGACCCCCGCCACCCAGACTGCGGCCATTTAAACTGGCCGAGCAATGAATCACAATCTGCTCAATGCTGCGTAACATAGCCACCCCCTAAATAAAACATGCCGCTAGTTTCAGCGGCATGGTTGGGGGGCGTCTTTTAATGGGGTTTAAAGACTGAGCTCAGCGCCATGCATTTTTAGCCAGTCTTTTCTTTCCCGATAATCAGGAATGATTTTATCGACTTCATTCCAAAACGCATCAGAATGATCCCGATGGTGAAAATGGCATAACTCATGCACAACAATGTAATCAATGATTTTAAGTGGTGCCATCAAGCACTTCCAGTGAAAATGCAGATCCCCATTTTTTAAGCATGAAGCCCAGCGAAACCCCAGATCCTTGACTTGAATACGCCCTGGTTTAACCCCTACCTTGGCTGAAAATAGTGCGACTCGCTCGGGTAATCTGCTTAAGCCTTTTTCCTGATAAAACGTCTCAAAAGCTTGATGTGCCGCCGCAACGCCACCGTCCTGAACCACTTTACGCAAAAGGCAAAGCCGCCCCTCTTTGAGTTTCAACGGTGCATCCTGATGATCTACAAACTGCAAACGATAATTTCGTCCCAAATAGGGAAAGGACTCACCCCCCACCCATTCACGGCGTATTTTTGTTGCATTGAGCTCGCGCCATTCAGCCAGATTGCGGTAAATCCACATGCGTTTACTTAATACAGTTTGATCTATCTGCTCAGGCGTCATCCGGGCGGGTGGGCGTACAGAAATAACACCATCACGTTCAAGGACAATATCGGTGGTCATTCGATCCGTGCCAGGCAGCAAACGATATTCAATATCGCGGACTTGTCGAAGTTGCATCAATACACTCCTTGCTTTGCCAACTGAACCAAACTGTCATGCCGATTTTTTGCTAGCCGCATTACTTCCACGGCCACGCGCTCACGATTTTCTTTAAGCTCAGCAATACCCGTTTTAGTAATTTCAGTTTTAATCAAGCCGCGAACCCGCTTCTGTTTATCTGGGTTTTGCCAGAAATCGATACTACCAATCGTCTCTTGCAAAACATCAACGATTGCTTCCATTAACAACTTGAATTTGAATTTATCAGCTTCATCGACTGTGGCCGAAGCAAAGCCAACTTGAATAATATGCTCATAAAAAGTAGTCGCTTCACGGCTCATGCCTGCCTCGCCCTGCTGACGGCCCGCAATCGCTTCATTTCGCAACTCGGCCAATTTTTCTGCTAACAGTTCCCACTCATCATGATGCTTTCCAATCAGCGCATCGACTTTTTCGGATAATTGTTTGTAGAACGCAGGGTCCTCGTCATGATGCACCGTACAGTGCTTACGAATAGCATGCTCCATTTCACTGGCTTTAGCTTCAATATTCTGGCCTGAGTGCGCCGCCAGTTTTTCTAAAAAGTCTTCAGACAGCAATTCAATGGGGGGGACTTTTGGATTGATGCCAAGACTAATCAGATGCTCATTAATCAGTGCTTTGACTTTTTCTCCGGCACTGCCCAAATCCAAGCTACTGTCCTTGTAGCGCTCCTTAGTCACTTGCAAGATGTAGCCAAAACGCTTCGCTGGCACTCGGTAAACATGCGCCGCTTCATTTGGCAGAATAATATCCAGGCTCATCAGAAACTTCTTCAGATACACCTCAAAATCTGCCCGCTGCTTTTCATCTTTTAAAGCATTCACAGCAGCATGAACAACTGCAGCATCCGCATCCAGATCGGGTAAAGCGCCGGTTACAAAAGCTTTAATTTGCTTAATGCCTAATCCCTGAAAGTGCTGCAGCAAGCGCTGATATCGCTCTTCCAGAATGGGCAGCTCTGAGGTGATATTCTGTAGACCATCGTGAAGCTCCTGCAACTCATCAGAGGCGGCATACAAGGTCAAAGCATCAGTTAAATGATTGGCCAAACCGATGTAATCAACAATATAGCCACGCAACTTGCCTTTTTTAACTCGGTTGGTCCGTGCAATGGCTTGAAGCAAGGTGTGTTCGCGTAACTTTTTGTCGATATACATCACCTGCTCAATCGGCGCATCAAACCCAGTCAGCAGCATGTCGCAAACAATCAAAAATGCAATGCCGGTATTTTCTCGTTCAGGATCATCAAAATCGAAACTTCGACAAAAATTATCCACTGCATTCATTTGTGAAGCCTGTTTGCGCGCTTGAGTGATAAACGCAGCTTCGTTCGTGCCATCGGATGAAATGATTACCGCTGTTTTTAAAAACTTCAGGCGCTTAATGAGCGCTTGATCTGGCTCTGCTCGCCCAAGCTCCTGCTCGATTCGCTCGGCCAAGGCGGCTTGAATACCTGTTTGGTAACGAATGCATGCTAACTTTGAATGACAAACAACCTGTGCCTTAAAGCCATTAGGTAAAATATGATCGACATAGTGCTGCACCACATCTTTTGCAATCGCATTGATCCGATTTTCTGCTTCTAAAATATCACCTGTGGCACCATATTTTTTCTTGATGGCCAGTAATTCTTCTTCGGAGCGATCACAAAACAAATCTTCAAATGCCTGATCGAAGGCATGCTTTTCATTCAGAGCACTATCCGCCGTTCTACCCTCATAGAGAATTTGCAGTGTGGCACCATCCTCCACGGCATCCATCAAGCGATAGGTATCAATGTATTCCCCAAAGCGCTTGTGGGTTTTTCTCTCGCCATGCCGTTCAGTAATCAGCGGCGTGCCGGTAAAGGCCAGCCGGGCGGCATTTGGAAAGGCTTCAAACAGATTGTCACCCAGATCAGAGCTTTGGGTGCGGTGCGCCTCATCAATCATCAGCACAATGCGCTCAGACGGATTAACCAGGCCGAAGGTTTTAGCTGCCGGAATTGCCGTATAAGTACCCAGCGCCTCAGCAACGGCATTACTCAAAACCTGCTTATGCTCCTGAAACTTGTGAATCATCACCATGCTGATATCAGAGCTATCGGTCGCAAGATGATGGCGAAGGCTTAGTCTCGTCTCGATCACATTCACCCGGCCGCCAATCAGCGTGGCTGTTTCGCCTAATTGCGCCTCTAAATCCTGCCGGTCATTTACCAGTATAATTTTGTAATCACTTAAATCACGGCTGGCGCGCAGCATTCGGGCAAGAAATACCATCGTCAGTGATTTGCCAGAGCCTTGGGTGTGCCATACCACGCCGCTGCGCTCCAGCACGTTCGCGCCAGTGCGTAGGCGCTCCATAATTTTATTGGCAGCGCGAAACTGCTGGTAGCGGCACACCACTTTGACGCGCGGGCCACCATCGGTATCCATAAAAACGGCGCAAGTACGCAAAATCTGGAGCAGATTGCGTTTGCTCAGCATGCCGGCAATCAACTGCGCTTGCGCGTTTTGCCCTGCGCTTAATGCTTCCGGCTCAGGGTAGCTGGTTTTCCATGCGTAATAATGCTCATCGCCCGAGGTGATTGTGCCGTAATCTGCTTCAGTACCGCAGCTGCGGATCAATAACAGATTGCTTTGAAATAAACGTGGCTCACCTTCTTTAAGACCTGCCGCTTCCGTTTCTTTACGCCGCCGCATATAGCGCTGCAATTGCACAAATGCTTCTTGCATGGGATTGGCACAGGTTTCAGAGCCTTTTTTGCACTCCACCACACAGAGCGCAATACCGTTCACAAACAGCACAATATCGGGAATGATAAAGGCCTTTACACAGCCCGGCGTATCAATCCTAAATTGATTGATGGCATGAAATTGATTGTTTTCTGGGTTTTGAAAATCAATCAGCCTGACCACGGGGTCATTTTCACCCGTCAGTTCATTGATACCCACCTGAGTCTTGAACAGCAAAGCCTGCACGGCCTCGTTCGCCTCCAACAGGGTGCGATTAGGCTGACGCGACAACTGCCCACGCAATTCATCCAGCTGTATATCGGTCAGCCAAGGCTCACCATCGGGCGTGCGATTGATATGGCGTACTGCGGCATCAAATACATCCGGCAACAGCCATTGGCGAAAGGAGGCGCGCAAACTTACGCTTGGGTCTGAAGGGATTGCACAACCCTGATCGATCACGGTCCATGCCAGCCCGGCCAATTGCGCCAAAAAAGGCTGCTCTACTTCGGTATATTCCGACATCGTGATCTCAGTGCAAATTGCTAGAAGGTGACGGGCTATAAAGTGGCTGCTGCCCTAGGCGAGCCAGCGCAAATTCAAGCGATGGCTTATCAAACAGTCTGCGTTTACGTTCTGCCGCGCCAGCCGGCCAGTGCGCTAAGGCCTCGCTTAGCGCTGCCACCTGCGGTGCCACGTTTTCTTGGCTCAGCAACCAATCCACCGTTGCCAATAGCTCCAGGCCAAATGGTGACTCAAAGCCATCAATCAGGGCTGCAGTCTGCTCCAAGGCGGGCAAATAAGGCGCGGCTTCGGTTTTAAGATAGGTTTGCAAATAATCCCTGCGCTCATCATCAAACCAGATCACATCCAGCGGGCTGGCATCCTGAATGCGTTTTTCACAATGCAAGAAACTGCCATCCAGATTATTCAGTAAATGCTGCAGGCGGTTGGCGTAGGGGCCGTATTTATGCGCGGTAAATTGCAAATCCAAGGCTTTATCGTTGGGCAGGCTGCGCTCGATATGCCGCTCCAGAAACCAGGCCAGTTTCTGAATTTCCAGCAGGCTGCATTCCATGCCCTGCACCCAATAGCGCCGCACCAGCTCTGCGATCAAGGCGCGGGCAATGGTTAATTTTTCTGTGCCGCTGCGTTTGGCGACATTCTGGTATTGCTGGGTAGGCTCAAAGATTTGAATATCAATGGCCAAATCACCCAGCGCCGCCTCGATCTGCGGACGAACATCGGCCCATTTCAGGCCACCATTACCCGCGCCCAAGGGGGGGATGGCAATCGACTTGACGTTATTCTCCAGCAAAAATCGGCGCAAATCCTGCAAGCCTTCCAACACCCAAGCCATTTGGGAAGGCGAGCGCCAGTGCTGCTTGGTCGGGAAATTAACAATCCAGCGCGGGCCGTCTAGCTCGTTCACTTCGGTGACAAACATACGGCCGGTTTGCACTTCACCCGCCTTGCAGGCCAGGGCATAGCGCCGGAAATTATCCGCAAAACGCTCTTTAAACATCAGCGCAATGCCTTTGCCCATCACGCCCACGGTATTCACCGTGTTGACCAGCGCTTCAGTACGGGCTTCCAGCAGATTGCCTTGAGTAAATATAATCATTAGAAATACCACCTGGGGCGGGTATGCACCGGTAAGGCCAAGCCCCGCTCCTGAATTTGTTGCTCAATACTGTGTTTTAGCGCGTCGGTATAACAAACTATACCCAGCAGGGCATGGATAGGCAGGCTTTGATAAATAAGAGCTTCAGCCTGATATCGCTCCATCTTGCGCAAATCATCGTCATCGCGCTTAAAATCGCGCCGCTGCAAAATACCCCAATCAATCTGCCCTAGCTGGTTTAGATCATCATAATACTCAGTCCAATCCGGATAAGCGTGCGCATTGGTAAATACAAAGGGCAGACCCAATTCCCGCACCCGATACAGGCTGGACACCAGAATCACAATCTCTTCATTGCGCCGTTGTGGCACGCCCCGCCCAGAGTGGATATTTTTCATCATCACCGAAAACGGCGTAAAGTAAAATGGCACATAGTCCGACAACGTGCCATGCGGCGCAATCGGCACATGCCGCTGGCGACGCCGATCAATCAGCTCAGCATGGCCGATATGCACATAGTTCGGGGCCAGCTCCGCTGAATTAGCACAGGGCACGCCATGATCCAGAATCCACGGCAGGTTATCCCTATGCACAATCCGCCAAATCAAGGCTTTTTCCGGATTCAGATTGGGGTACAGGACTTCAGCCATGTGCGGCCTCAACGACACCATCATCAACTTTAACCGCAACCTTACCGGTTAGCAGGTCTTGCATTAGGCCGAGTTTCTGATTGCAAAGTGAGTCCACATGAGCATTCTCCTTATCGATCATTGTCTGTACCACTTCGAGACGCTGACTAACAAGCTCCTGCTCCCACAATTCAGGCTTTGCCACTTTGATTCCTCTAAAATCAGCCAAAGTTACTTTAAGTCGTGTAACACCAGCAGTAATACCCGCTACTTGCCGTTTAACTCGATCATGATTTATTGCTGCGGTCAGCCAGTTTGCTGCAACTTTATTTCCATCCGGAGAAAGCCTGATAATATCCGCAGTCATTACTGCATTTGGCATTGTTTTAGGATAAAGACAACTAATACAAGGTGGCAAGCCCATTTTAGTTGCTAGTACATCCCCAGCTTTAATACGGTGAGCATTAAGCTGGATGGCTTTTTTTTCTGAAACATAAGTTTCACTATTCCATTCGAACCCTGATTCCTTAATATCGCGCACAAAAACAATGGGCACACCTTCAACTTGATAGTCACTTGCCAATAAGTCACTACCAAATGGCCCAATAGTAGTTGATCCTTTTTTATCTTCTGCCAATTCAATCATGCGTACAATTTTCCACTCCCTTGGAATCCACCCAATCGCCGTTTCCTGATATAGCTCTGGGGCTTGCTCGTGTGGGGGGCGGAGCTGGCCGTTGGGGAGAACGCCACGCGTAAACAAATCATGCATCAACCCCGCCTTGATCTGCTGGTATTTGGCAATCAATGCTTCGGTTTTTTCGATAGTGGTGTCGATGCAAGAAAGAATGGTGGCGATTTTTTGTTGGCGCTCGCGGGGTGGCAACGAGATACGACACTTGGCGAGTTCCCCTAGGTAGAGACCGGCTTGCGCCGTGACATTGCAGCGACTTTCCAATTGACGTATGAAGTCGGCAGATGCAATTGCCTGATACAGAAATTCAGGCAGTGCATCATTGGTGCCGCGGACAAACGCGACACTTCGCTGAAACGCAACGCGCGAACCATCAAAGAGTGCCGCACGCCCAATGCTACCGACGACCGTTAGCAGTACATCGCCCCGCCTTGGAGTGAACGTCGCAGTGATGGCTGCATAGTCCGATTCACTGACAAGATCGTCGCTCTTGTCCCAGTTCAACCGACCACCGCTGCCAATGTTCTTTGCACTCAAAAAAGGGACACCAACTTCAACTCGCTGATGTGTACCATGCGTGCCGTCTTTGATGTGGGTAGCGATTTCTCGCAACGAAACGTGGCGCCACTCACTCATACCCCAGCTCCGCCAAAAACGCCTGCAATTGAGCGGCAGCCGCATCGCGCTCGGTTTCGATTTGTTTGGCGGTCACCGCATATTTCGCCCACAGGTTTTCAATCGCGGCGATGCAGGCGCGCTGGTCGGCGCGCAGATACTGGCGGTAGCTATCAAACAATACCTTACCCATACGCTCGATAATCACTTGGCGTGCTGCGTCGCTACTGATGTTTTCGCGCGCTTTGGCCACTAATTCATCACGGCTTTGCTCGGTGGACTTGATCAATGCTTTTAGATGTTTAGCTTCATCTTCCAGCGCCTTGTGGGTGGCTAGCCTAGCCTCGATACGCGCAGCAGCGGCTTTGGCTGCTTGGCCTTGCTGCATACTTTGCTGCACCAGCGCAATGCGCGGCGAGCGATGCAGCACTTCTGCCGCCAGCGCCAGGATGCGTTCACCATTAGTGAACTCCGCCTCGGCCACGCTCAGCCCTTCGCTGCAATAAAAGCTCTTGCTGGCCCCTTTGGGTAAGAGGCCAGCGACTTTGATTTCGGTAAACAGATCGGTGGCGGCGGCTTTAAGGGTTTTGAGTTCTGCCTTCCAGCTGGCGGTGTTTTCTTTGAGCTCGTCTTTCAGCGCCTTGACTTCTTCGGCAGGCAATACGCCGGTGTCCTCAGTATCTTCGAAGTCTTCTTCACTGGCTGCGGCAAATAGCGCCTGCAATTCGGCCAGCCGTGCGTGTTGGCTTTCTAGCTCGGCCAAGACGTGCGGGAACTGGCTTTGCAGAATGTCTTGGTCCGGAATCAGCTCTGGGCCCCAACCACTGGCGGCGATGGATTTAAAATCGGAGGCCAGTTGCTGGTAGTAATTGGCAAATGCACCGCGCACCTGATAACGGCTTAGCAAATGCTGGCTGGCAAAAGTGCGCTCTATGCTATTGAGCAGCGTGGCGCGCATTTGGTAGACATTGTTTGGCTTGGCTAGCTGGTTGCTGGTATCTGGCGCCAGCGCTTCAACAAGGGGTAAATGCACGTCCCACCACGCCTTCAGCTCGGCCATAAAGCCAGACTGCCGCTCTATCACACCGGGGTGAGTATTAATATGCCCGGCAATGGCGCGTTTATCTTGCAAGTCAGCCACAAAATCCGCATAGGGAACGCCGCTGGCCGCTGCTGCGCGTGGCACGAAGCAACTTTCACGCAGGCCCGCGTAGTTGTGCCAGAAATGCGCCAGCGCATCGACTTCACTCACGGGTACGCCACCGTGCAAGTGCGCACGTACGTCGTGAGGTTCGGGTGGTGGTGCATTATCCACGTAGCGGCGGATATTGCAGTTGTAGTCTTCGGCTTTAATTTCGCTGATTGGCACGCGGCGAGCGTAGCTAGGGATATTTTTACCATCCCGATAGGCGTGGACGATTTTGTCGATATCTTCGGGGCGCAAATGATTTTGCGCCTTGCCTTCGCGGTATTCGCGATCGGCATTGATAAACAGCACATGGTCGCGCTCGGCCGCACCGGCTTTATTCAGCACTAAAATGCAGGCCGGAATGCCAGTACCATAAAAGAGATTACTCGGCAGGCCGATAACGGCTTCCAAATAGCCGCGCTCAATAAAATATTGCCGCGCCTCGCGCTCTTCGCCACCACGGAATAACACACCATGCGGCATCACGGTGGCCATACGACCATTCGACTTCAATACTGCCAGCATATGCTGCACAAACATCAGATCGGCTTTTTTGCCTTTTTCTGGCATCCACACCTGAAAGCGCCCCGGATAAGCGATAGCGACTTTTTTCTTGGTGCCACTGCCATCGTCTTTGGACTGACTACGCGTATAGTTTTGGCTAAAGGGAGGATTGGCCAGCACGCGGTCAAACCGCTTGAGTTCATTGCCTTCGGTTTTATGCTGCGGATCGGTCAGGGTATCGGCATTGCGGATATCGGCATGTGAAATACCATGCAAGAGCATATTCATTTTGCAAATAGACCAAGTGGTGCCCATTTTCTCCTGGCCGTTGAGCGAGAGTTCAGAGGCATCAGAGCCGCATTCACGCAGATAGTCGCGCGCCTGAATCAACATACCGCCCGACCCAACGGTTGGGTCATATACGCTCATTCCCTCCTGCGGGTCGCAAATTTCTACGCAAATTCGCACCACTTCAGCGGGGGTATAGAACTCACCCGCTTTTTTACCCGCCGAATCCGCAAAGTGTTTGATCAGCCATTCATAGGCCGCACCGAGCAAATCCGGAAATTCAAAATCATCATCATGCAGCGGGATTTTTTCAAAATTCTGAATAAAATCAACCAAGGTATCGTCGTCGAGGGTGTTTTGACCAATTTTGCGGTTAAAGTTAATGGTGTCTTTCAGGACGTCCTGCAAGGCATCGACATTGGTTTCTTCCAATGCTTCGAGTGCTTTATTCAGCGTAGAGCCGACGTTTTCTTTCACGTGTTTGAGCGCAGGGTGCTGCAACAATCCATTTGTGCCATCACTGTTTTTGATGACTTCAAACCATGGATCATTCCATCGCGCACGCAGCGGCACATAAAAATACTTACCCGTGTATTGGTCAGGATCATTGAGTAAGTCATCCACATCCTGGCCCACCAGGCCATCCGCGGCAGCCTGATGCCGGATTTCGGCACGGCGTTGATCAAATAAATCACTGGCGCGCTTCAGAAATAACATACCAAAGATGTATTCCTTGTACTCACTGGCATCCATATTGCCGCGTAAATCATCACAAGCAGTGAGCAACAGGTTTTCGAGCCGGGCAAGAGTCAGTTTGCCAGAAGCCATGAATGAACGTCCTAGATTGAAAGTGAATGCATAAAAGACACTCCCTTGATTGACAAGGGGGAAGAATGATCATTAATGATCATTAATGATCATTAATGATCATTAATGATCATTAATGATCATTTTAGATCAGCGCATTGTACCTGCTATAAGCAGGCACAGACCACCCATAAGGGCAGCAAAAAGTCATTTTATAGCCACTTAAGCGGTCAAATTTATGATCAATAGCCTTGCTTTACCCAAGCTGGCAAAGCCTTTATGTGGCCAAGTGATCCATTGGTTTTATTGGCATACACCCGTGCAAACTACAGCAGGAAGACGAGCCTGTTCGGGCTGTGCTTGATAACAATCAGCTTGTTATCTTGCAGCACTCCGTTTTCAGTGGCGTCGTCTTCCTCAACCAATCATTGGCTCAGATCCAGTGATTCACGTTATGGAGAAAAATCAATACTCCATTTTTGAGCTTCACGCTACTTGGCTACCGTCGCTTAAACCCTCCAACTGAGGGCAAAGCTCAGCGATCTTGGCGATGGCATTTTTGGTGTCTTTGCAGCGGTAAACATAGTCCTCACTGGTGCATAGCCCGTCTTCAGCTTGATAAGCTTCTAAATCCGTGATGATGCAGAATCCACAACGCACCAGAACTTCTTGTAACTCACTTGGGAATGGGGTTGCTACGTCATGAGTACGATAAAAAAGAAGATAGTACTGGCCTTGCATAAAAAATACATTTAAACCAAGTCGTTGTTTATTGGCACAAAAGCCGTCAAGGATTAGAGAGGCTCTCTCATCACTACTACGTACGGGGTTGTAGCGTTTATTCTTGAAAGGTGCGGTACATAATTGGCTTTTTGCTAGCTCTAATTCTAAATATTTTGAGTAAAGTTCACTGTGATAATGATTGCGCTGAGACTCGTGTAATAACACCACCTCTTCGGAGTTGGCAACAATAAAGCCCTGATTGCAAAGACTAAATAACTCATGCCGTGCAATTAACATGGTCTGCCAGCGCAATGAAGAATCAGAGAGCGCTTTCGAGCAGATTTTTTCTAGGCCAGATTTTAAATGATGAATATCAAAGCGAGGATCATCGAATACCGCTTTTACATGGAGTTGCCGTTGATGCCACACGCTTGATTCATCCAGAGGAAGCCGCAACAAACGCCGCCAGGAATGGTCACGATCAATATTGCTTTTGATTGTACGTGTGCTGAGCAGGTTAAATCTATCTGCCGTTGTTGACGTGAGATAGTCACCTTTAGCAAGCACTGCACGCTCCCAGGCAAAGTCTAAAACCCCAGAGCTTTGCGCTATTGCGCTAAATAGAGCAGAGCCGCAGCTTGCGTAGTGTTTGAATTGCTCTAAGTAGTTTTTTTCCTCTGCATCAAGCCACCCAACGTTTTTATGCTGATTAAAGTAGTCAACAATGCCGCTGAATTTTAATGCGTAGCCGATTTGCCCCCTGAAGAATTCATGGCTTTCGAGTTGAGTAATGGCAGCCTCCCATTCAGAAGACTTAAGCAAAAGATGCGCTTTCAGTTTCTCTTCAAAAACCTGAGCAGAAAGAAAACCCTGCACTTGTACATCTTGGATCAGCAAATTAAGAATTGTGCCTTCCATTTTGGCCAGATCATGAATAGAGACTAAAGCCTTGTGATAATCATCTACTGAATTAAAAATGGTGTTTTCAGTCAGGTTGTAAATGACCCGCATCCAGGCTTCTAATTCAGCACCCGCCTTACCCTTAGCCAAAGCAGTATAAAAAGCGTGAAACTTCAGCTTTTCTGGGTAACTAGAATTATTGGCTATTATTTTCTTGAATACGTTTTCTTCATCGTAATGGCTGTTTTTCTGCAGGTGCATTGCAATACCAGCGCATGAGCTGCTTGCTCCGCGTAGCAAATCTAATTGTGTGATCAATTCAATGATCAGTGGCTGTGACAAATAGCCATTGCGTTCACACTCAATAAAGGAGAGTTGAGTGATTTTACCTCCCTGCCCAAACAGGGTTTTGGGTAGGTTCTCATTGTTTTGTGCAGGGTTAAGCAATAGAAAATTAGCAATACTGAGGACGATAAAATTCATTAGCTCATCATCATAAGACTCATCTTGTGATGTGACATTACGATAGTGCCAGAATAAATCGGCCCAATCCGTATCAATTTTATGAATGAAATAGTCATAGCCAGACACCGCGCTCTGTTTAAAGCTCAGGTGGTATTTAGGCCATGTCCCTTGGAATGACTTAATGACTTTTTCTAGCCTTGCCTTGAAATTTTCAAAATGTGTCAAAGGTTTTCCTCTGGCGTTCATTTTGATATACAAGTCATCGGTGAGTTTAAATTCGGCAAGATTCAGGAATCGAAAGGTAATGACGGGGTTTTCTTTGTCGATCAGTTTGGAAAAATAATCAGCATGCCCAGCAAATTGTTGATGAATTGCATCCAGCATGGTTAGCATCGAGCGAATAGTAGGATCGCTCTCCCATGATAAATAAAACCAAGCACGATCTTTAATCGTTTTGCTCAGGCACCCCTTGCCGGATTCCTGCAGTAAAGCACTGAAATCGATGTCTTTGGCCACCAAAGCATTGCAAAACTCCCGCGAACTGCTGCGCGTTTCGTAGGTAAAATGGGAGACGCCACCCGCACTTAATACCTGCCGGAAAGATGCTCCCTGACCCGCAATTTGCGCGAGATACCAGTGCAACAAGAAAAGGGTTGTTAAGCGCTGCTGACCATCCAGCGGCGTAAAGCTGTCTCGCCCATCTGCTTTGTTTGTGATGCTGCCATAGACAAAATCCAAATCCCGAAAGGGCAGGCCTTTTTCTAAGTAACTGTGCAAAGCTTGCAAAAAGGTATCGCGCACTTCTGCCACTTCAGCCCGCCCCTGGGCGTAATCCCGCTGGATAATCGGGATCTCCACTTGCATATTTTTTTGCTCAAACAGCTGGTAAAAACTAAGTTGTTCGCCTGATCCTGCATTCATTTCTATCCTACTCATTTACTTGTTCCTTCCTGCTCAGGCAAATAGTCTTTTAGCATTTCACCTATCGCATGCTGATAATCTTTTGCATCCGATTCTTCCCAATGCATTAGTTCAATCACGGATTGGCGGCTGTAATATTTTAAAAAAACGTTCTTGGTGCCTATGGGGATAAAAACCCCATTTTTATCATTGTCAATAATGCGGGCCCGCTTGATTGGGAAGAGCGCGTTTTTGTAGCTTCGGTTTGTTGTGGCGTCGAGTAAGGCTAGATTTCCTAGCTGATCTCCCCATGATATGGGGCCTTGTTTGAAAAACCTGATCACCCTTTCATAGAATTCTTTGAATTCACTTTCATCAATACGCTCTTTATCAAGCAGACTGCTTGCCTGCGTAGCAAATTCTTGCCCTTCTTTGGCTTCACTTTTGCCAAAGTATGTCTCAATATCTCTTAGCCATTCTTGTCGAGCTGTACCCGCAGGTGAGGAGTCTGTTTGGGAGCGAATATGCTCGATATCCCATTTTTCTTGCTTATAGCGGTCAAAAGGGAAACGAACGTCGGCTTCCTTTGTTGACAATAAGGTTTGAATATTAAATAACAAAAGCAATTTTTTAATGTCAGCGTTGCCATATTCAAGATTATCTAACTGAACGTTGACCAAGCCACGGATTTGCGTTTTTAGGTGGTTTTTAAAGTCTGTTTTAGTGGAGTTTTCCTGTTCTGATTTCTGTTTTAAAGTGGCTATTTCCTTCCCACAATCAACAAGATAGCCAATTAAGTGATATAGCTCCCTATCCTGAAACCATTCATCAAAAGTCAGGAAATAACGCTTAATTCCTTGCCACAACTGCTCAACATCTATCTTGTCGGTCTTGAAATCTTCATGGAACTTATGAAAAGTGAAAAATGCCTCATCACTCGGCTTTTTCCCCTTCATTAGGTCGAAGATATATTCAATCCGTGTTGGGTATCGTTCGTTCGAATTACTGATGAAATACCAGAGTGCGGGCTCCTGAAGGCGTTTTTCTATAGCATCCCATTCGGTGGCAATCTGCAATTGTTTCAATCTGGCCTGATCATTATGGAAATGATTTTTTTGTAAAAATAAAGCTTTAATTAATTCCGCATTAGTCAGTGGAATTTTGCCGATATTAATGCGTGAAAAAACATCAATGGCATAATCGTTATTGACGCATTCATCACTCAGGTCATACCAAATGACCTTTACAGCACGTTCTTCTGCAGATTTGGCCAATAAGATTGCCATCAACTTGTTGTTATCATTGAAATCTTTTTCAGCGAACCAGGTCTGAATCGCCTCGTACGCTTTGACCATGTGGTAGAAATCAATATTATCTAAGTTGGATTCTTCGTGAATTCTCTGTAGAAATGCTTCACATTCTGGGCGAGTTTCATATTGCAGCGTATACAAGGACTTTTTATAAGCATCCGCTAAAGGGCGTCTCAGATGCTCCTGCTCCATATAGTGCAGAATAAGACGGAGCGTAGTGAGCCTTTGCTGCCCATCTACAACCTGCCAGCAATCGTTCTGCCGAATGACAACGACCGGCTGCAGGCAATAAAATGCAGAATCATTCCCCCCCGCCGATTGACTAAACTCCCAGATATCATCCAATAGATCTTTTACTTGGCTTGCTCCCCAGCGATATCCGCGCTGATAGGCTGGGATATAAAAGACTTCTCCTAATAGTTCATAGATATTTCTGAGACAGAGTTTCTGAGGGAGTTGGCTTTCATTCATCGTTATTAAACTTCTTTGTAAGTGTATGTTGTGGCTGCAGGGTTTTGATACTCAATGGCTATTTACCTGTACCAAAGCATCATCCCCATGATGATCAGTAGTATGGCTGCGGCGACAAGGCGTTTGCTGCTGGCGTGCTCTGCACAGCTCATACAGGGCTGATTCATTTTTTCAACAGCGCTATTTGCCCTTAGCGTTTGTTGCTCTAAATCGGTTTGCTTTTGGGTTAGCTGTTGTGTAGCAAGGCTGGCGGCCAGCTCTTTTGTTGCCAGTAAGGCGTTGGTTTTTTCTTGTTTTTCCGAGTCACGCATGGTTCGTGTTTGTATCACTTCTGCGATTTTTTGCAGGGTGGCGATTTGTTCTGGTTGCAGGCTTTTAAACAGGCTGATGCCGTAGAGCGTTTGGCTGATTTTTTCTATTTCTTCTTTGCACTGGCCCTCGGTGCAGATTTTCATCAGTTTGGAGACGGCATGGTTGAGGGCGGCGTTTTGGGTGGGGTTGCTTTGCGACAGATGAAAATGGATCGCCGCGCCGGGTTCGGCATTCACGGCCACGCCTACATTGCCTTCTATTTTCACGCCTTGCTGCATTATTTTTCGTTCCTGCTTGTCGTCATATCAATTCTGAAATCTCCTCCGCTGACGGATTCTATTTGCTGGCCAACATGGCCTGCTACGGCAAATTTGCTGCTGGCTGGGGTTTCGCCGCTCAGGGCAAACGCGAGGATGCGTTTGCGCGTTTTTTCGTCCATGGCGCGAAATTCATTGAGCAGGGTTTGTTCTTCGGCGCTCAGCCGTTGCGGCGCGGGGTGTTCCCGCTCGCCGGTAAGGATATAGGCGATATCCGCCCCGGCATGGGCGATGGCGGCCAGATAGCCCGCATCGGGCTGGCGCTTGCCTTTTTCATACAGTGATTGAGATTGGCGGGTGGCTCCGGGCACGCCTGCACGGGCGGCAATGGCGGCGAATTCGGTTTGGGATAGTCCCATGAGTTCGCGCTCTGCACGCAGCCTGTCCCCAATGGAATTAAAAATATCCATAAAACACCCTGAAATTGGAATCAATTGATTCCATAATCACTATGACATGGGCTGGGGGATTTGCTGTTTAGGGCTTGCAAAGCCCAGCCTGCTGCCGATGTGCTGATTAGCTTACTGATTATGCCTGTTCGGTTTCAGTTACGGTAATAAGTTTTCACCTAGTGAAAGTATTTATCTAGTCGGACGGTAGTCCGGGCCTGCAGTGATTAACCGCCAGCCACGCTGGCAAGGAGGAAGAATGAGCAAAACCCAAGCCAGCGGCAAAGGCAGCCGGGTGTTGCAGGTACTTAAAGCACTGCGCGGCCACACGATTACCGGCCTATCGAATAAGGATTTGGCCGATGCATTAGGTTGCAGCCCCGCCACCATCACCCGCGATATGGCGGATCTGATTGATGCGGGTCTGGTGGTGAAGTTAGACAACGGGCGTTTCGCTCACAGCATTGCCATGCTGCAAATCGCCCAGGCCCATGCCGAGCATGTGGCGAAGTTGCAGGACCGGATTACTGAAATTAATCGTCGTATCGTGGCTGGGGCCATGAACTAAAGGAGATGTGAGATGGGACGCGAAAAGCAAACCGCCAGTGAAATCATCGATTTACCGTCATTGCCCGCAGAGCAGTTGATGGCTCAGCAGCAGCAAATGAGCACTTTAACGCAGGATATTAGCCAGCGTTTTGGGGATGGGCAGCTTTATGACCGCATCCGTATTGTGAATGAAGCGCGGTTTTATATGGCGCAAAGCGCCGAGGCCATGCTGGAAGCAGGTAAGCGTTTGATTGTGTTGAAAGAGAATGAAGCACATGGGGAGTTTATTGAGATTGTTCAGCAGCAGCTTGGCCTGAATGATCGCACCGCCCGTTTAATGATGCAGGCAACGATTAAGTACACCTCTCCCGCACTTGATTCAAAACGGCAAACGTTTGCCGTTTTGGGTAAATCAAAACTATTTGAGCTGATGGTTGAAGATGATGATGAATTAGTTGCACTTACTGACGGTGGAACTGTCGCAGGACTGACTCTTGACGAAGTGGATCGTATGAGCGTGCGGGAGCTAAAGCTCGCTTTGCGTGAATCGCGTGATAACGCCACCGCTCAAGGTCGTTTGCTCTCCGATAAGAACAGCAAAATCGACGAGTTGGCGACCAAGCTTTCTGCCCGTAAAACCCATGTAAAAGTCCCCACCCCCGATGTTGAAGGCGCAGAAATCCGCAAAGAGGCCAGTGCCTTTGCTTTTGAAGCGGAATCCATTCTGCGCGGTAAATTACATGCGGCATTTGAAACGCTGTTACAACACAGCGAAAAATCCGCCATCCCGCATGACGATTTTATGGCGGGGCTATTGGGACAATTGCAATTTACGCTTAATCAGCTGCGTGGTGAATTCAGTATTAAAGAAGCCCCTGATGGTGAAGCGATGCCTGCCTGGCTAAGAGAAGAAGCCCCGCTGCCTGCCGCGCAGGAAGAGGCCTAAGCCATGAGCGCCGTCCTCACCGAACGCATTGTTGCTGTGGCACAAGCTGCCCGCCTTGCCGGGCATGGCGGCAAAGGCGCTATTTATGAAATAGCGTGCCGCGATTTATGCCTTTCCCCCGGCACGCTGGCCAGAAGGTTGAAGGAGGTCTCCGTGACTCAGCCACGTAAACAGCGCAACGATGCGGGGCAGAGCCAGCTAAGCCGGGATGAGGCGATGCTGATTTCGGCACTGCTGATGGAGTCAACCCGTAAAAATGGCAAACGTTTGTATTCAGTGGCGGATGCGGTGGAAACACTGCGGGCGAATGCCATGATCCGGGCGGAGTGTGTTGATAAAGCGTCGGGGGAAGTCAGGCTCTTATCGACCTCCAGTATTTCACGGGCACTGCGTACGTATGGCCTCCACCCAGATCAGTTACTGGCCCCTGCGCCGGTAACGGAGCTGGCCAGCCTGCACCCTAATCATGTTTGGCAAATCGATGCCAGTCTGTGCGTGTTGTATTACCTGAAGCCGTCTATTGATCTGAACGCAAACGGCCTGCGGGTGATGGATCACACGGAGTTTTATAAAAACAAACCTAAAAACGTGGCGCGGATTGCAGCTGATCGGGTGTGGAGTTATGAAATCACCGAGCACTGCAGTGGCTGGATTTATGTGGAATACGTGATGGGGGCAGAGTCGGGTGAAAACCTCTGCTCGGTACTGATTAATGCCATGCAGGAGCGTGGTGGTGCAGACCTGCTGCACGGGGTGCCAAAGATCCTGAATCTGGACCCCGGCTCGGCCAATACGGCATCCATGACTAAAAACCTGTGCCGGGCGCTGGGCATCCAGATGGTGGTGCATAAGGCAGGCAGCGCCCGCGCCACCGGCCAAGTTGAAAACGCCCGCAATATTATCGAACGCAAGCTGGAGCCGGGCTTGAAATTCCAGCCGGTGGCTAATTTGGACGAGTTAAATGCGCTGGCTAAGAAATGGCGTGCTCATTTTAACGCTACCGCAGTGCATAGCCGCCACGGTAAGACGCGCAATCAGATGTGGATGACGATTTTAGCCAGCCAGCTGATTAAAGCGCCATCGGTTGAGGTATGCCGCGAGCTGGCGGTGGCCGAGCCGGAAAGCCGCAAGGTGTCGCCTAAATTACGAGTTTCATTCCAAGGGCGTGAGTTTGATGTGTCCAGCGTGCCGGATGTGATGGTGGGCGAAAAACTGATGATCACTCGCAACCCATGGCGCAGTGATGCGGCGCAGGTGGTGTTGGTGAATGAGGACGGCATGGAGGTGTTCCACATCGTGCCTGAGGTGCTGAAAAACGAATACGGCTTTGCTGAATCAGCCGCGACTTTTGGTGAGTTTAAATCCCACGCGGAAACACCGGCCCAACGGGCGGTGAAACAGATTGAGCAGCTGGTAATGGGTACAGATTCACTGGCCGAAGCAGAGGCCGCCCGTAAAGCCAAGGCATTGCCCTTTGGCGGCCAGCTTGATCCTTATAAACATATTGATGATGCCCAGCTGCCGACCTATCTGCCACGCAGAGGTATGGAGCATGACCTAACCGCGCCAGTGATTGAGTTCCCGCCGCTTACGCATATTGAAGCAGCCAAATTGCTGAAGATTGCTGTTGAAAACGCTGGTGGGGAATGGTCGGGCGAACGCTTTGCTTGGCTACAGCAGCGTTTCCCTGCTGGTGTGCCTCAGGAGCAAATAGAAGTGATCGCCGCCGAGCTGATTAGCCCTGCTGCAGATAAAAAAACACCGTTACGCATCGTTAAAGCGGCCTGATTAAGGAGCTGAAAATGTTGAGATTAAAAGGCGTATTGCACTCTTTATTAATAAAGCAATGTGATTTGGCTACCGCGATTGGTGTTTCAGATGCGGGTGTAGCGCAAATCATTAACCACAACGATTGGCCCAAGCTCAAAAAGACGGATGAATTAAAAACGGCCATTTTGGCGTTTCTGGCGGAGCACGGCGCGGCTGTGGCCCAAACCCTGTATGTATTTGATGTAGAACCAAGCCCTACTGCGTTTACAGGGATTCGGGTGAATAACGATCAGGTTCAAAACGCGCGGATTCACCATTCAAAAACTGCACTCAACGAGGATGACGTCATGTTGCTTAGAAAACAAACCTTGCATCAAGCCACTCGCAAGCATTTTGGGCTGTTTCGAGATCCGTTTGCGGATGAGGCGGTGCAGTCGCATGAGGATATGTATATCAGCCCCGATGTGCGCTATGTGCGCGAGGCGATGTTTCAGACCGCTAAGCACGGCGGAATGATGGCGGTGGTGGCGGAATCTGGCGCGGGCAAAACTACGCTGATGCGCGATTTGCAGGACCGTATCCTGCGCGAAAACCTGCCGATTATGATTATTCGCCCTTATGTTTTGGCGATGGAGGGGAATGATCGCAGCGGCAAAACACTAAAAGCCAGCGATATTGTTGAGGCGATTAAAAGCGCGGTGGCCCCGCTGCAAAGAAACCGAGTTAATCCAGAGGCGCGGTTTAAGCAGCTGCACACGGCGCTGTGCGACAGCCATCAGGCAGGGTACAGCCACTGCCTGATTATCGACGAAGCCCACTCGCTGCCGATTGCCACGCTGAAGCATCTGAAGCGGTTTTTTGAGCTGGAAATGGGTTTCAAAAAGCTGCTGAGCATCATCTTGGTGGGCCAGCCAGAACTAAAAGCCAAGCTTTCTGAACGCAATTCTGAAGTGCGCGAGGTGGTACAGCGCTGCGAGGTAGTGGAGCTGCTGCCTCTGGATGGCGCACGGCTGGAAGACTATCTGAAATTCAAATTTAGCCGCATGAATAAGCCGGTGGCCGAGGTGATCGACGCGAGCGGTATTGAGGCGCTGCGGGCCAAGCTGACTTTAGCCAGCGGCCGGACTGGGCGTAATGAAGTGGTTTCTTTGTTGTATCCACTGGCAGTGGGCAATCTGCTGACTGCGTGCATGAATCTGGCGGCGCAGCTGGGTGCGCCGGTTGTCACTGCTGATGTAGTGAAGGGGGTGTGAGATGGGAATCGCAATGCATGCTGTGGATTTACAGCGCCTAGGGCTGGCCAAGGCGATGAAGGTCGCTGAACACGTAACCATGTCGTTACGCGCCATAGATTGGTTGATACGCAAAGGTTTATCAGTGGCTTTGCAGGGCAGCAAGGATGAGCTAACTGGAAAGCCGTTTGTGCTGATTGAATACGCCCACGGTTACTGCTCCAAATTTAAGGCCGATTTTGGTGCCGAGCGTGTGCGCTGCGTATGCAATCACACGGGGACGTTTGAGGTGTGGCAGTTTGAAATGAATGGCTGCCTGATCCAATGGCTGGAGGTGAAATCATGAGCGCTACTGTATTGAAGCCCGATGTGCTGAACCGCGAAAACGAGGCACTGCGCCGTTTGCGTGGGTTTGGAGTGCCAGTGCTGCGGGTGATCCCCAGCTCGCAAGTGGTGCCTGCAGATGATGCGATCACGCTGGAGATTGACGCGCATTTTCGTAAGGCGCTGCGCAATGTGATGCTCAGCGGTATGCAGGTGCGCGATGTGGAGGGTGTGCGTGTTTGCGTGCAAGCCACACAAATGTATGGCGTGCATATTTTATGGCGCGAAGCGGCGTGATGCGCGATCTGGACGAGGCCACCCGTGCTGAGCTGGCTGCAAAGGTTGAAAAGCGGGTTGCGGCTGGGATGGATCGCTCATTGGCTCGCCGCAAAGTTTGGGATGATTACCAGGCGGAGCTGGTGGCGATCGCGGCGGGGGTGGCAGGGATTGATGAACGCCCACCGCCACCGGATTTACCACCGGCACGGGAAAAGGGAAAAACGTATCAGCCTAAAAGTTGGTACATACCCCGCACGGACAGTGGCCAGGATTTTTTTACCCCGGAACGCATGCAGAAATCGCGCAGCGAGCTGGAAAAACTGAAGAAGCGTCTAAAAGCTGGAGTGAAATCATGAAACCTGAAGATTTTATGGAAGATGCCAAGGGGCGGTTCATCCCCGTAGCAAGCATCAAAGAGATCGATATCGAGCGCGACAAGCTGGTTAAAGAAATCGTGGGTAAAGCCAAAGAAATGCGCGATTTGCTGCGTAAATTTAAGCTGGATCTGATGGGCGATGTGGAGGCGTTTTGCGATCTGAGTTTTGAACGCTATAACGCGCCCATCGGCGGTAAAAAGGGCAATGTGACGCTGACCACATTTGACGGTAAATATAAAGTCGTGCGGGCCATGCATGACGTGCTGACGTTTGATGAAGGGCTACAAGCTGCGAAGGCCTTGATCGACGAGTGCGTCAATAGCTGGTCTGAGGGTGCAAACCCGAATATCCGCGTACTGGTGAACGACGCTTTTCAGGTGGATAAGGAAGGAAAAATCAGCGCAGGCCGCGTGCTTGGCCTTCGTCGTTTGCAAATGGTGGATGCCACGGGCAAGTGGGAGCTGGCGATGTTAGCCCTGGGTGAGAGCCTGCGGGTGCAAGGCACAGTGCCTTATATTCGCGTGTATGAGCGGGTGGGCAAGGAAGGCAAATACGAAGCCATTTCGCTTGATGTTGCGGGGGTGTAGTTGTAAAAACTTTTTAACGCTCAAAAGGAGCAAAGCATGTTTAAAGCAGACTTGATCAACAAATTAGCAATCAAGCTTCAAGACCGTCAGATGAGCAAAGCCGATGTTGAGGCGTTTCTCAGTGCATTGGGTGAGGTCACGCAAGAGGCGCTGGCTAATGGTGATGATGTGACGTTGCCGGGGTTGGGTAAGTTGTCGGTGGCGGAGCGTGCCGAGCGCGAGGGCCGCAATCCTCGCACGGGTGAAACCATCACGATTGCCGCCAGCCGCACCGCTAAATTTAGCGTGAGCAAGGATTTAAAAACCGCAGTTAACCGCTAATCCCCTGCGTACAGCGCCTTTATCTATAAGGGCGTTGTGCGAAGTGAATTTAATCTGGAATCTGATCATGGCAAGTAATGCTCATTTAGCTCAAATCCACATTGCAAAAAAACAGCTTGCGATGGATGACGACACCTATCGCGCCATGTTGAAAGAGATTGCGGGTGTTGAATCAGCCAAGAATTTAAGCGTACCGAAAGCACTTGCAGTGCTGGCCCATTTGAAACGGCGGGGTTTTAAAGTGACATCTGCAAAGGCGGGTTCAAGCCGACCATTGGATCAGGAAGAAACGAGCAAAAAAATCCGGGCGCTGTGGTTGTTTTTGCATGAGTTGGGCGGCGTTAATAATGCATCAGAGGCGGCACTGGGTGCGTATGTGAAACGAATGACGGGTGTAGAGGCGCTGCAGTGGATTAATCACAGGCAGGCGCAAACGCTGATTGAATCACTAAAAAAATGGGCGATGCGGTTTCTACCCGCCGCCGTTACCAAGCTGCAGCAAGAGATTGACGCTGTTGGCTGCACTGAAGAGGTGAAGATTGAGATTGCTAGATTACTCAGTCTCACCAGCCGTGGCGCGTTTGATCCGATGCAAGCGGCGTGGGAATTCATGACGGATCATTTGAATCATTCAAAGGAAAAATCATGAGCATGGATAAAAACTTTCGCAGCAAAGGCCCAGAGTTGCTGGTCGATCTGACCGACAATATTGCAGCGGCATTGGTTGAGCTGGCGAGCATCGATCAGGAAAAAGCCGCGCAATTGGCCAGCGAGATTGCAGACCGGATGGCCGCACATTGGGGCGGGCAGAATATTTATTTTCCGATGGGCTTGTCGGTGAGACTATCCAAACGGGACCAGCTTATTTATGACGAGTTTGACGGCACCAATCACAGCGATCTGGCCCGAAAATTTGGTGTGTCGCTGCAGTGGATCTATAAGATAGTCAAAACAGTACGGCTGGAAGAGATTGCCCGCAGACAGCAGGATCTGTTTGTGTAAACAAAAACGAGCCAATTTGTGGCTCGTTTTGCTTTTCACCTGCAGCAAGAGTATTTCACTTCAACAGTCCCAAAGCTTCCCGTATGATCCCAACCAGTCCCACTTATCGTGCATACCCCTGTGGATTTATCTCACACCCCCTCACTTTAAAAAGCCCTATGCAAAGAGCGTGGTTGTTATGCTTTTCGCTGTTTGCTAATAAAAAAACAATTTGCTTAGCGCGCATGGGATGTACCCCGCCGCGTATTTCTATGGATTGATTGATGATTAATGCACTCACAATTGCAGGCTCGGATTCTGGCGGTGGCGCGGGTATTCAGGCGGATTTAAAAACTTTTTCGGCGCTGGGCGCTTATGGCATGAGCGTGATTACCGCGCTTACCGCCCAAAATACGCAAGGGGTACATGCTGTTCACCCTGTGCCGCCTGATTTTGTGCTGGCACAGCTCAACGCCGTGCTGGATGATATTCGCGTTGATAGCGTCAAAATCGGCATGTTGGCCAATGCTGAAATCGTCAGTGCCGTGGCTCAGGGCTTACGCCGGCACCAGCCAGCTTGTGTGGTGCTGGATACCGTGATGATCGCCAAAGGCGGCCATCCGCTGTTGTTGCCGGAAGCGATTGCAGGCATCCGCGGTCAGCTGTTGCCGCTGGCCGATTTAATTACCCCAAACCTGCCCGAAGCCGCTGCCTTGCTGGGCGTGGCAGAAGCGTGCAATGAAGAGGAAATGCAAGCGCAGGGGCATGCATTGCTTGAAATGGGGGCAAAGGCGGTATTGATGAAAGGCGGGCATTTAGGCGGGCAAGAAAGCCCGGATTGGCTGATTACGCCAGCCAGCGTTACCCGCTTTGCTGCGGAACGAATCGCCACAAAGCATACTCACGGCACAGGTTGTACGCTGTCAGCCGCATTGGCCGCTTTACGTCCCCGGCATTCAGATTGGGTGAGCACGGTGCAGGCCGCAAAGCAGTATTTGCTGGCTGCAATTGCAGCAGCAGATCAATTGGAAGTTGGCCATGGAATAGGGCCAGTTCATCATTTTCAGGCATGGTGGTAG